TCACAGTAAGCCTCCGGCTTGACGGTTCAGGCGCGTTCTTCCGTCCCAGGGCACTGAGAGAAGCTTGAAATTGCTTCCAAGCCTCGTATCCTTTGGCCAACATGACGTGCATGGCGTGGGACTTCGTGATTGACACCCCACCCATCTTCTTCGAGAGCGCCACACGCACCCGTTCGATACGTTCTTCCTCTTCAGCCTTGAGGCGTAACATGGCGGGAGGAACCTGCTTCACGTATGACATAGTACGGCTTATTGAGTTGCTGTCAAGGCCCCCACGTGTGATTTCATGCTGGCAGCTTCCTACCGATTCCTACAGGTTCCTGCTATTAGAGGCTACAGTTGCGTACCCTACCACGACCTCGACACCGCGCACCCCATCAACGGCAAACCCGTGATGTAGTCAAGTGTGGGTACTCCTGGCCCAAGGATTGGGAGGCCCCGAGCGATGCCGTAGACCGCTGCCGGGCCTCCAAGGAGGATCTGCGGGGCGATCAGGCTGACCGCGATGCCTGCGGTGAGCGTCATGGCCAGACCCGCAGTCACTGAAACAGCAGCACCGGCCGTCAGGGAGATGGCCCCACCTGCCGCCTGGGTGATGGCGCCCCCCGCGCTGGTCGAGCAGGCACCCCCAGCCACAGTTGAGTAGGCCCCGCCTGCGAAGTTCGAGATGGCACCGCCAAGGACGCTCGTGGACATCGCGCCCGCAAGGACAGTCTGAACCAAGCCGCCTGCAAGGATGGTCGCGACCTTGCCACCGGCCACTATCGTCTCGATGACCGCGAGGCCGTAGTTCAACTGAGACTGTCCGGCTATGGTCTCGCTCTTGTTGCTGCTGTTGAGCGTGTAGCCGCTCGTCGAGTTGAGGAGGATCTTAGTTGCGTGCGCCCCGAACGTCCCGTCGGTGACGGTGTAGGACGATCCATTGATCGTCAGGGTGTAGTCGCCCGTGATGCTTCGCCGCTCGTTACCTCGGACGACGTTCGACAGGGCGAAGCCCTCATTGTCGTTCCCCATGTAGGTGTTGTCCACCGAGCCATGGTAGATGGGGCCGATGCTCTTGCCGACGGCGTTCTTGCCAACCTCGAATTCGATGCCCCCCTCCAGGAAGGCACGGATGCTCTCCCCGGTGCTGACCTCTCTGCCGACATAGACCTTGATGCCCCCGCCGAAGCTGGCCTCGACACTGACGTTCTTGGTGCCGTCGTAGGTGTCCTCGGCGACGGAGCCAGGGACGTTGACGTAGACCTTACCCTGCTTGGCGACGCAGATGCCGAAGGGGTTCTCTTCGACGTTAGCCTCGGGGTGGTTGATGCGGAAGAGATAGGCTCCCGCCTGGTTGTTGACCTCGTAGTCCGCGACGCCCGCTGTCCTGATGGCTTCGACGAGCTTAAAATGACCCGCGCCAGGTTGGCCCCAGTTCGAGAAGAGTGTTGGCTTGAGAACCTTCCCGTAGAGGTTCATCGAATCCGAGTCATCCGTCCGGTTACCGACCACCGTGCCCATGACGTGCTCGATGTAGACACGCGGATTGACTGTATCGACATTGAAGCCGTCAATCTCGTCGAGCATGTCCTGGACGCCATCCGTGACGTGCTTCAGCTCGATGCGGTGCTCCGTGTACATATCTCCCGGCGTCTTGATGCTCTCGGGATTCGCGTACGGGGTGTTCGAGGCGAAGAAGGTCTTCTTCCCGTTCGAGTAGGTGACGGACGGGAACTCTGAGTTGTTGAAGAACGAGTTGACGACTCCGCTCGTGCTCGCGAACTTCTGGGGGTCTCCGGGATTGCCAGGTCCGAGCAGTTCGAGGATGCTCTGGCCGAAGTAGTGAGACGGAACGCTCGAAGTGATGGCGTTGGGAGACGCGGTGGCATCTCCACCAGGAGCTTCGAGCAGGGGCTTGGTTGGGTCCTGGTTTTGGAAGATGTCGTAAGGGAGGTAGAATGCCCCGCGCCGGACGGGACCGTACTGCTCCTTGACGCCTGACGCCGAGTGAAAGGAGTTGACGGCCTGAGTGATGAACAGGCGCTCCGCGTCTCGAAGCTCGATGAGGTCGCCTGCGCGGTTGACCATCTGGATGCTCTTGTTGAGCACCAGCTCAGAACCGTCTGCGGACATGCCCCCCACGTCACCTGGACGGAGCTTGAGCCTCTTGGTTCGCACCGTGGGGCTGTAGAGGGTGTTGTAGAGTTCCTGCTCGTCTGCCGTGACGTTCGACGAGTCGTCCGTGGCGATGGGGTCGAACTTCATCCCCGCGAGAATGCTCGACGGCAAGTAGCCCAGGATCATCGCGTCCTTGAGCTTCTTGTGCTTCGCACGGTAACCCAGGACGACAACGCTGTTGACCTCGGGGCAGCCACCCCAGAAGGAACGCGGCCCCGACATCGCCTGCGTGAGGTCAATCTCCGTCCTGTCGGAGCCGTTCACGATGTGAACGTCGGCCTTCATGTGGATCTCGTCGACCCGCGTGATGACGCCTATCGTGACGCCGGAGATCCCGTTGGAATCTAGGAAGTCCTTGCCGTGGTACGAGCCCGCCGGGTGCTTCGGTTGTTGCGCGAGGCCCATGGACTATCTCACCAACTGGCCCGGAACAGGGCCTACCTGAGCTTGCTGGTTTTGAGCCTGTCCAAGTTGCAGCTCCTCGTTCGCAATCTTCTGCGTGAGCTGTGTGATGCTGGTTTGTAGCTCGGCAGCCGTCGTGGGTGTATTGCCCGCCCCAGCGAGATTGTAGAATGCCGACCCAGCGAGGGCTCCAGACTGAACTTGAGCAAGCTGCTTCTGAAGGATCGCAAGGTTGGCCTGGTCGGCCGAAATCTGCGCTGAAAGCTGTCCGATGTTCATGGTAGCCTGGAGGGTCTGCCCGAAGGTGTTCCACGCCTTGCTGAGCCCCGCTACGGAAGACTGGGCTTGCTGGATGGCCGCGAGGGGGTCCCCCACGGCATAGCGAGTCGCCGCATTAAAGGGAGGAGCCGTGCCCCCGGTGTTCAAAGACGTGGGGTTGACCGCCTGCCCCTGGCTGTTCTGCGGAGCCTGGTAGATGCCCCCACGGAGCTGCTGCTCGTACTGCTGATGTGGCGCGTCGAGCGACGAGTACAAGTTCCAGAGGAACGTGTCGACCGACGTGGTCACCTGATCGAGTTGGGCGTCTGGTATGATGCCAAGAGAGAGATCGATGTTGCTCCCCGTGCTAGTAATACCGGGCGTCACGGCACCTCTCCAGGTACCCATATTCCAATCGTCTCCCATGACAGGCATGAGGTTCTGCACGTTGTAGCCCTGGTTCATGAAGGCCAGGTCGGAGCGTCCCAGGAGGCACATGCACTGTGGCTTGGTCGAGTCAATTCCGTCTTGGGATGACCCCACGGGGTCGATGACGGTCATCTCAGCCAACGTCAGTCCGTTCGAGAGCTGCGCGGCCTCGACGCTGGAGTAGATGCCCTGGGGAGGTGCCGATTGAGGGCCGGTGGGAAGGAAGTTCGTGCCCGTGCTCCCGTACTGAGGGCTCGGGGAGCCAGGGTTGACGAAACCGGACGTTTGCAAGTCGCTCGGCTGGAGGTTCGCGATGACGTTGGACGGGTTGTATTGAGCACCCGACTGCGGGGTGAGCCCCTGAGATTGCGCCGTGAGGGTCGCATAGAGATCCCCCGAGAGGGCCATCTGGACTCCGACGCTGGCTTGCTGCGTTTTGCTGCCCGTCGTGATGAACTGACCATCGCTGAGCGCGAGCCCGCGACCGTAGCGGTAGTGCCCGATGACCTCGAAGCCTCGCTCGTCTGAGACGGGCCGGATCATGATGGTCGCGTTGCTCACCGGCTTGGTCTGCCCCGGGAGCATCGGGGTCGTCGTCAGCTTCCCGGCAGGGATGAGCACTAGGTCCCCGATGACCCCGATGTTTTTCAGCGTGGGGGATGAGCCCAACTTGCCGATGTCATGGGCGTAGACAAACGAGCCTGCCGACGTGAACCCAAACTGGGTTCGGTCCACGAGGTGCTTGAGGTTCAACTCCTGCACGGTGTTGTAGATGACCTGTCCTGACGTGTTCGTAGCGTCCTGTGCGGCAGTCTTGCTCAAGTTCTTACCCTTCTCATACTGCCCCGTCACATTGGGGTTGGCCCCGGCTGCGGCCTCCCAGGACTTCACGTCCGGTGCGTAGGGCTGCAAGTAGGACATCACGACGTTGGGGTAGCCGAGGATCCTCCCAGTCTGCGGATTGCGCAGGATGAGCGGAGTGTAGGGGTTCTGCGACGGGGCGGTGCCCGTCATGTTCTGGGTGATGGGGGAGATGGCAGGGTCGTTGGGCACATTGAGCTGGAAGGTGCCCCCATCCGAAAGCTGTTTACCCGTGTACTGAAACGCTTGTCCTCCAGGGTTCGCAGCTCCCGTCGTCACCACAGTGCCGGAGCCGGGTACCGTGACCGCTGCGTTCGGATTGTAGCTGGTCAACTGGAGCGTGCAGATGCCCTGGGGAGCCTTGAACTTCTCCCGTCGAGACGTGAGGGTGAGCGTCGTGGTCGCACGGCTCCCGAACGCAATGTTGTGGGAGATGCCCTGAACGTACCACATCTGGTCTTTCGACGCGAGATAGACAGGGAACCCAAGACGCAGCTCGGGACGGAACGGGATGGTGACCGTGCCCCTGTGTCTCTTGGCGTTGATCTTGTCGAGCACGTCGAGCCCGAAGTAGAACATCGAGAGGGTGTCGGTGCCCGACCCCAAGAATTCGGAGTTCAACTGCTGCGTGCGCCACCCGTACTTGCGCAGGAGGTGGTAGTCCACGACGTTCGCGAACGGGGTCATCTCTGCGGGGAAGCCCCAGTCCGTGTTACCTGTGAAGTTGCCCCCTATCGTGAGCATGGTGATGACCTCGGCTTCGCTGTCCGAGAGGTCCCACTCGATCACGTCGATGTCCTGAATCCAGCTCACCGGCTTGTTCGAGAGGATGTCCAGGTTGTAGAAGGGCGGCTTGAAGACGATGTCCCCCGTGACATCCATGAAGAACTCGTAACCGATGGCCTCCTTCGCGGCGTTGGCGATCTCGAGCTTGGTCTGGTACTCGCTCTGCCAGAAGTTGACCGCGAGGTTCGAGTTGTTCGTGCGAAACGCAGTGACGTTCGGGTCTTGTGGGTCGTAGCCGGCCTGCGCCGCACCGGGGCCACCACCTCCCGTTGCGATGTTCACGGAGGCCATGTTGCTCGGCACACCCTTCGCGGACTTCTGCTTCAGCATCTGCCGTTGAAGCTGGTCGCCTCGAACGAGGGTGCCAGTCGAGCCGTACAGGAGCAGGTTCGTGCTCATGAGCTGGAAGCGTTGCGTCCAGTAGGCCATGATGTCCGAGAGCGCGGCCATGAAGGACTTCTGCTGCGGGTTCTTCTGCTGCATCAGGGTGACGAGCGACCCGCCCCCTTGCACGATGTCCCCGAAGGCGTTCTGGGCGAGCGTCCAGATGATGTCGAACGGATTCATCCCCGAGAAGGTGTTGCCGTTGAGCGTGAGCCCCATCTGGGACGGGACCGGCGAGGTGTACGCCGGGTTGATGTTCATACGGCAGAGTTCCCACCACTTAAGGATATCCGCGCAGTGGAGAGAGACCGTGTGCTCGCCGCTGGAGTAGGAGTCGTTGACCTCCGTGATGAGCCCCCAAAACATGGGGTAGTATTGGGTCATCCCGTTGATGAGGTAGTAGCCCTTGCCGTAGATGTTCACTTCCATCATCGGGGAGATGACAGGGTTGTTGTCGAAATAGAAGTCGTCGATGCAGTGCCTCGGGACTGAAAGGTTGATAGACGCGGAGCCTGGGGCGCTGTCTACGGACAGGTCTACCGTGATGCTCGTGATGTATTTGTTGATGTCAAACGTCCGGTTGCACGTCGGGCATCCGGTGACTTGGCTGTTCTGGTTGATGAGAACGAACGCATCTGGCGCCGTGACGACAACCGGACGAAGGTTCGGACTGAACGTGCCTTGGAACGGGCCCCTTGACATGATTACGTCCCCAAGGCGCCAGAGATGGCGCCCGTGACAGCTCCGGGAGTGGTTGTTACGGCACGGACCCCCGTGGTGTAGGCGCTCGCGACCCCCTGGCCCAAGCTCGACATCCAGGTGTTGTTGGGGTTCTGGACGGGGATGGTGCCTGCGGGAACCTGCCAGCCGAGGCGTGGGTCTTGCTGCTGGTCCATCTCGAACCAGGCGCGCACGGTGAACGTGAAGCTGTACTCCAGGGAGTAGGGCGTCTCGTCGGCCTCTGTGATGGTGAAGTTGTCAAAGCCCCCGACGTACAGAATGTTGTCGTAGAAGATATAGATCGAGCCCATCATCGCGAGGTTGTCCCTGGTGCTCGTCGGGTTGATGTAGTCCTGCGTCCAGATACCCCCGTTGTTGCGGTAGATGAGGTACAGTGACAGGAGGTTCTGGTAGCTCGTCGAGAAGTTCCGAGCCATCCGCGTGATGCCAGGACCCCCCTCGGTCATACCACCAGGAGGGTTCGAGTCGAGAGCGTAGAAGGCAGCGATCTTGCCTGACGCCTCGATCTTGTCGAGCTGCTCGCCCCAGTGCTCGATGATGGGGCCGTTGCGTCCCCAGTTACCGTCTGAGGTGATCTTCTCCAGGGAGTTCTTGAACGACCTCGGGTTGACCAAGAGCCGCAGGGGCGGCGTCGTGGCCATCTGGTTGATCCGCTGCGTGATGTCGTTGGCGTAGGTGGCCTGTTTCTGCTGGAAGGATTGAGTCGCGATGGCTGCTGGGCTCAGGGTCGTCGTGGAGAAGGCGTCATTCTGCTGAGCGGCGGTCTGCGCGTTGGCTCCACCTGCCCCGCTCTGCCACCCATTGGGGTTGGGAACGTCCCCCATAACAGGACGAGCCGCACCTGGGCCTCCTATGAGGCTGCTGACATCAATGGCTGATGGGTCTGGAGCGTTGCTCTTGGCGCCCGCATAGAGACCCTCAAAGCCAGCTTGGTACTGAGCACCTGCGGCGGCCTTGTCGTAGTAGGTACCTGTGGTTTTATCCGTGTACGCCCCGTAGTACCCTTCGTTTCCAAGGGCGGTCACGAACCCCGTCACGTCCCCTGAAGCGGCAGATTTCTTGGCTGCACCTGAGATTAGTGTTGTGTTAGCAAATGCCTGCACCCCTGCTTGAGGACTGCTAAAGGAGGCGAATGTCAACGCCTGTCCGTAACCATGGACGACAAACGAGTCGGGGGTGGGGTTACCCACACGAGCCGCTGAGGTGTTGTTTACGAACCCGGGGTTGTTGTCGGGCCAGTTCCCACTCGTCTCCTTGAAAGACTGAGCAGTCAGCATCCACACAGTTTCTTTACTTGGAGGAGTACCGTTCTGCGCGAGAAGCGTCTGGTAGATGATTCCAGAGATCTGAGCCTCCGAGTATTTCTGGTACGTCGGCGGACCCCCATTCTCCCCAGGCGGGGTCGTGCTTGGGAGGGCGCCCCCACTGGAGTCTGCCAACTGCGCCCTGTTGTTGACGTTGCCGAGAGCGCTGTTGGCCAACGAGCTGGCCACGGCGTTGTTGCCCGCCCTGGAGATAGCGCTAGGGAGGGGGCCAGATGGGGGAAGGAAACCGATGACGAACGGGATGTTCGGGGTCGTGCCGGGAGAGAAGGGGGACGAACTTGTCGTCGTAGACCCTGGCTGAACGTCGGTGAACGGAACGTACCCGTCCGAGTCAGGGTCGTTCGTGGTGAACAGGACGCTGAACCGCGTGAGCAGGTCATAGACGGACGGCGGGTAGAAGCCTGCCGTCTGCTGGAGCTGCTGGGCGATGTCGGAAGAGTTGCTCATCTGTCCTCACGAGCGGAAACCCCGCCCTGCACGTAAGTGCGTAGGCCGGGGAGGAAGCTTTACTGAGATGGCGGAAAGACCCACGTCCCATCCTGGTTTTGACCAATGGCACCGGGAGGGCCTTCGACGGGGACAGGAGGCCCACTGTACGGGGGCGCGTTGGCCACAGGACCCACGACGGGGGCGGGCACGTTCGAGGGTTGCACAGGGGTCGTACCGCTCGAAGCCGGGCTTGGAGCCGGAGAAGGAGAGGGAGTAGCGATCGCGCCTGTCGAGGTGGTTGGCGGGGGGACGTTACCGGACAAGCCGATGGACGCCAGTTGTGCCTGGGTAGGACCCACAAACGACGACGAGACAGCCGCAACGGGCGTGGTCGTGTTCTGCGTCTGGAACACGGGGTAGGGGCCGACCATCGAACCCGCGTTGCCCGTACCGAAGTTAGGCCGCGTGTCGTTCGGGATCTGCGTGATGATCTGCTCGACCTTGAACGCCCAAGTGAGATTGAACGTGAAGGGGGACGAATCCGTCTCCTCACTCTCAAAGGTCGTGAAGTAGCCGATGTAGACCCCCTTGTCGTACATGAGCATGACGTTGCCCCTGAGCACGATGTTGCCGTAGGGGTCGTACACGTCACCGTTGTTCCGGTAGAGGTCGTGCAGGTCGCGGTAGCGGTCCCAGGCAATCGTCTGCTGCCGCAGGACAGAGCTGAGCCCCGAGTAGAGGTTCATGAACGCACTCGTTGAGCCGTCACAGGAGATCTCGGACAGTTCATCTCCCCAGTGCTGCTCGACGAAGCCCCCACGCGTCTGGATGACCTCCTTCTTCTTCGTGTGCGTCTCGCTGAAGTTAGCCGGGTTGACGTGCATCACGAGCGCGTGGGGCAAGAGGGCGATCGTGTTGTTGAGCGGCGAAGTAATTTGAAAAGCCAAGGGAATTGACCCGAACCGTCCCGTGGCCGGATGTCGGTAGTACGGCGAAGTCGTCGGCGACGGATTCGGATTGAAGTCATAGTTGGCACTCGGGATCGAGGGCATGAGGTTACCGCTTCGTCTTCATCGTCTCGTGATTGGACACGACGTTCTGAGCCCGTGCGTCAATGATGCGTGCGAGATCGCCCTTCAGGCGAAGCTCGATGACCTGACCACCCCCGCCCCCCCTGCCCCCAGCGGGGACGATGGCTTCGCCCTTTCCGATGGACGTGAGCCCCTCTCCAGGTGCGGGACTGACCTGCGCAAGGCCCCCGTGGATGCCCGTGACAAAGCCACCACTGGCCTTGCGGTCGAGGACCTCCTGGTCGGTCTTCCCGCTCGCGTTGCGCAGCATCCCCCCAGCGTTTTTCCCACCCCCCTGGAGGAACTTCTTGACAGCGGCCTCGTTCCCATGCGTGAGCATGTAGTAATCCTCCAGGGCGTCTCCGGCGGCGTCGTACACGGCATCCTTGATGACGCCCTTGACGGTGTTTTCGAGGAAGGGCTTGTCGATCTTGATGCCCCTGACCCTGAGCGCCTTCCAGATGTCATCCAGGGTTCCGCCCTGGTCTTCAGTCTCTTCCTGGAATTCTTCACTAGCACTAGCGGCCTTGTTGTCTTGATTCAAGGACTGGTTGAAGAGTTTCTCCAGGTGGACGTCGTGTGTGTAGATGGACGTCCCGTGCGTCATCTCGTTCGTTTGATCTATCGTGGCCTGACTCGCTTTGTCGGCGTCGGGGTCCACCGACTGCATGGCGTCCGTCACAGCCTGCCCAGTATCGTCATCTCCACCTGAGTACTCTACTTGCTTCGGCGCTTTTCCAGAAGCGGGCGCCGTGTAGCCTATATCACCCGTGACACCACCCCCGCTCTCCGTGAGCCCCGAGTTGTGCGCCATATCTTGAAGCACCGGCCCAAGCGTCTTACCCACTTCGTAGCCGATGGGGCCAGCTAGGACACCGCCAACCAGTGCGGCTGTGTTCGCAGCACTGGCCTTCTCAACTCTGTTCTGTGCATCAACGATAGCCTTGAGCTGCGGCCCGGTCTTCTGCTCCCACTGCTTCTGCAGGTTCTCCAGGATTTTGTCTTGCTCGTCTTTGTCTTTCACTCCTTCTAGTGCTGTTCGTTGCTGTTCCTGCCACTGTTTCGCTATGGCATCGCGCACGCCGTCCAGGGAGCCTCCCGATTCTCGCAGCACCTTCAACATCTGCTGGTCTTTATTGGTGACGGCCTCCTTCTCCAGCTTGGCCATCTCCGCGTCCTCTTCGTCCTGGCCCCCCGTGAACTTCACGATGAGGCTCTTGATCTTCATGACGGTGTTGTAGAACACGCCCATCAGGAAGTCGGCGATGATCTGGAGTTGGGTGTTGATGCTGGTCGTAAGCCCTGCAGTCTGCTTCGCGTAGTTGACTTGCTCAGTGCCCTCAGCCAAGAGCGTCTTCTGGGATTCAGACATGGCAGCCCAAACGTCGTCGGCTGACTTAGCCTCGACCAAAGAGGCCCCCTGTAGTGCCTTCAACTTCGCCAGCTTGTCCTCCATAGCCTTCCGTTGCTTGGGGTCCTTCGTCGCAGTAATTTGCTCCTGCAAGAGCGCCTGTTCCTGAGCGTTCTGCGCCGCCAGGTTCTCCATGGCGGTCTTCTCGTCCTTCGTCAGCTTGAGTGCCTTAATCTGATTCTGGATATCACGCACCCGTGTAGGATCCTTCGTCTTGGTAAGCTCCTTGTTCAGTTCATCCGTCTTCTTGAGCTTCGCGATGAGTCCGGCTCGCATATCCTCGACGCCCGCGCTCATCTTTGCGAACCCCTTCTGCTGTTCATCGGAAATCCCAAGCGCGCTCTCAGCCGCCAGGCGCTCGATGTTGGTGAGGTCCTCAATCTTCTTGCCCGTGAAGTTCTGAACCTTCGTCGCCATCACCTTCATGGCCGTCATGGGGTCGGCCTCGGAAAGTGCGCTAGCCACGTCCACCAAGCCACCCTTGGTCAATCTGCTTTGCTGGTTCGCCGCGTCGGTAACAGCCTTCCTAGAGTCCTCCGAAGCCCCCATCATGTCTTCGTTGAGCCACTTGGCAAGCTCCTTACGGTCCCCCTTCATGTACTTCTTGAGCGTCTTGGGATCGACCGTTTTCCCCGTCTCCTTGGCAATCTTCGCGGCCAGACCTATCAGCTTCTTATCGAACGACTCTTGAAGCACCCCACCGACCTTCTTGGTGCCCCCCGCCATAAGCACTTCCTTCGACAAATCGGCAAGACCCTTACCCTTGAAGGCCCCCGTGACCGACTGGAGGAACTTCTGCGCTTCTCTTGGACTCATTGCCCTGCCGAGCGCGGTCATCACATGGGTAATGTCCTCCATGCGAAGGGTGAACATGGTCAGGTCGGCTGAGAAGCCGCGGATGACCTCAAAGAACTTGTTGGTGGCAATGCCTGCCTCCTCAGCACCCCGAAGCATGGACTGGAAGGACGACTCCACGTCGTCGAAGTCCGACCCCATCTGGGTCATCATTTCGCCTTCGAACTGGGAGATTTCCTGAAGGCTCACACCGAACGCGCTAGAGTACGCAACGGAAGTCCGCACGAGACTTCCAAAGTTGCGGATCTCTCCCTGGGTAGTCTTGTACTTGTCAGTAAGCATCAGGAGGCTTTGGCCCTCTGCCGTCAAAGCCGAAATGGTCGCGGAATACTGCTCCTTCGTGATGCCCCACTTCAGGTTGTCAAGACTCGTCGCTTGATGGTATATCTCCTTGAGAGTGCTCTGCAACTCTCCGGCAGCCTCAGTTCCGCCACTGACGCTACGGTTGAGAAACTCGGCGCTCCCCGAGGTCGCCATGATGTCTTTGCTGAAGTCCTTGACCGCCGCGTCAGCCTCCAGGAACATCTGAACAAGTCCGACCACCAAACCCCCCACCATCGAGAGCATGGGGCCGATGGACTTCAGAACGCCTGCCACGTCCCCAAGCGCCCCGCCCAACGACTTCAGCATGTAGGCTTGACCCCCTGCCCCTTCATCCTTCTTCTTGGCTGCCTTCGCCGACAGCTTCTCCGCCCACTCGCCGAGCTTACCACTGCCCCGCATCATCCCCTTGCCTAGTTGGGATGACAGTCCCTTGATGGCTCCAGGGAGGTCTTTTCGGAAGACCAACTCCATCGGCTTGACGACCACATCGGAAATCACCTCGCCTAGACGAGAAGCTGTCTCGTCTATATCCTTAGGGTCAAGCTCGAACTTTTCCTTGATGGATTTCGACCCTTCGTGGACTTCCCCCTTGGCGATCTCGATATCGACCTTCTTGTCTTCCAGCCCTTCAAGTTCTCGCTTCAGTTTCTCAATCGCCTCGGGGTCAAGCTTCTTGCCCATAACTGCCTGAAGCTCTTTGAGCTCTTTAGTTGTCTCCTCGATGGTTTCCTTGTTGATCTTTAATTGTTCGTTGAGTTTGGCCTCTTGCTCATTCTCCTTCTTGAGAGTCTTCTCGTAGAGTTTCTCGTAAGCCTTCTTAGCCCCTGCCACCTTCCAGTAGAACTTCTTGAAGTCCCCGAACATCCCATCCGTTGCGCGTTCGGTTTGCTTCTCAATGACGCGCATGTTTCGGTTCCACTCGGAGCCCATGTGGCGTACGGAATCGAGGATATGCGAGAGGTCAGCCTCACCTTTGACGTTCAGGTTGACATCGTCTCCGCCCTTAGCGGCTTGAGGAAGACGGGGTGCGGCGGCCATGGGCTATTTCCTGAAGGGCTTGCCGGTGGTCCGGCTGGGGAGGGGCCGCGCGTCCGATGGGTCCCGGTCGGTCGTTCCTACAGTGGACTCGACGGACGGATCGAGTCCCCACTTCTGATGGAATCGAGATAGTTTCTCGTCGAGCTGCGGGTAGACCATCTGCCGCTGGTTCTGCTGCGCCCTGACCTGCTTGCTGCGAACGATGCGTTCCTGAACCTCCGCGGGCGTAAGCGACCTTCCCAGGTCCGTGCCCCCGACGACGGAGAGCCCCTGGAATTCCATCTCACGCTGCGTCACGAGCTGCTTCAGGTGCTCCTGCTGCTGCTGGTAGGTCTCGCGAACGTGGCGCTCATGCGCCTCGATGATTTCGTCGTGCCAGTCCTTCTCGCCTCGGAGAGACGCTTCGAGCTGTGCGGCCAGCTCCTCAGTCGTCTTAGCCGTGACCATGACCGCGTGACCCTGTTGATACTTGCTGTCAACAGGTTCCTCCCCGAAGACGGCGTACCGGATGATGGTGTCCTTGCGGGCTACGATGTCCTCCCTGCGCTTACGCCGACGATCCACGTCCTGAGTATAGACCTTCTGGATGCCCTTACCGGCCATGCACGAGCCGATGAACTTCGCGTTCTCCCACTCACGCTCGATCTGCTCATGCAGGTCCTCATAGTGGTTGAGACTCCTCCAGGTGAACTGCGCGTAGTTCATCCCGAGCTTGTCGGTGCCCGCGACGCCCGTCAGGGTCGGGGACATGAGGTCGAGCCCGATGACCTGCGACCAACGATAGCGGGATGCGGGCTCCATCGCGTACGCTTCCGTGAGGACCGTAGCCACGCTCGCGCGGCGGTTCAGCTCGGAGAGATGCCGGACGACCCGTTGCTTGGCGTCCATGGGGAAGACGGAGAAGGTCTTGGCGATCTCGGGAATGGCGCGCTCCCGGTCGATGATGGTGTTCTGTCCCTCGACCATGAAGACGCCGTAGGCGAGGAAGATGTCCCAGAAGCGCTGCGTGGGCCTCTGGTCGTCTCGGAACCCCCCAACAAGCCGCACCATCTCGAACTCGTGATGGTTGAGGGACTTGAAGACAAAAAGAACGTCGTTGATCTCCGCCGCCTGCGTCAGAAACCCGCGCATCAGGAGAGGGGTTACATCCCGATAGACTTCGGGGTTGACCTCAGGCTCCTTCGGCGCGGGGATCTTGATGTTCTTGCGTCCGTTCTCGTACTCGTCACGCAGCTTCTCCTGCTCGGGCAGGTCTGCTCGGGCGGCGTTCCACTTCTCCTTGGATTCGGACGAGAACGGCATGGGCTAACGGGTTTGTTCGCTTGGTTACAGCTTGGGACGTTGAAACGCTCGGTAGTGAGGGTTCAAGCCGCCCTGCGGCTTGCGGTCGATCATCGCGGCTGCGACCTTCGGATCGATGGGGTCCTGCCGCCTCTCCAGGATCGGAATCTCCGCCGGCTTGGGAGGGAGCTGCCCTGTACTGGCCTCGAGCGCCCCTACCTGGTCGGCATCCGCCTCCAGAGCGGCTTGCCTGGCCCCTCGGATGGCGGCTGACCCGTGGAGCGCAGGGCCAGCAATCGCCCCCTGAAGGGACGGGTGGACGTTCTCCGGTGGCGGGGACTGCTTGCCTGCGGGAACGGGAGCGTACCGGGGCATCGGGGAAATGATGACCGGCTGTGGCACGTCCTCGACCATCTGGTTCATCGGCTGACGCCCCCGCATGAGAGCTTCGAGATCCGGTCCGGTCGTAGGTGCGGGAGCCTGCTGAACGGGATGCGGAGCGGGAGCTTGCTGCGCCTGGACGGGAACCGGAGCCTGAACAGGCTGAGGTTGCGGAGGAGCAGCCTTGGCTGCATTCTCCCGCGCAATGGCATCCATACGCTCCATCGCTCGCTTGGCCTCCTCGGCGGTGGTCTTGAGCATGTAGCCCTTCTCGTCGAGGATGTTCTCGACGAGCTTGTCCGGGAGGCTGGCCTCAGCTTCCTTCAGCTCCCCAAGGAGGCGACGGTACTTGTCCTCGTCAGACTCCTCGGGCGTGATGAATTCGATGCCATCCTTGGCCCGCTTCTCGGCCCTGGCCACCGCGTCCTCGACCTTGCGGTAAGTGATGTAGACGGCTTCCTTACCCCACGACGATAGAATGTTCTTGGCGAGCCAGGCGGAGAGTTCGAGCTTGACCATCTTGGTCTGGCCCGGCTTCTTGGGGTCATCTTCCTCGTCATCCACGAACTGCACGTCGCGGAAGTCTTGGCCGTTCAGCTCGACGATGGCTCGCTTGACGTGCCCAAGCTGGAAGCCGAACAGGTACGCCATCCCATCCAACTCCTTGATCTCAGCGTGGATGGCCTCGTACTCGTCGGGACGTAGGTTGCGGACGACCACCTCGCAGTCGTCGAAGAGCTGAACTCGCTCCTCGACGACTCCGACGTTCTGTGCCTTCTTGAGTGCCTCGCGAAGGTTGCGAGCTAACATGACTCCCATCTCGGTCTTCCTCTCTTGTTGTGGTGAGGTCAACCCTGAGACGGCAACGAAGGCTTGAGCGCAGAAGGATTACATCTGGGTCTGATCTGAGTTGCAGATATCGGACTGCACTCCGTTGAAACAAATTTGGGTTGTGGTTTGATCTGATCCCATCTGCATCTGCTGCTTCTTCGTCACCGACACGAGGTCGACGTTCTATCTCGATTACAGGCCAGCGATGGCCGCACCGGCAGGAGCGTTGGAGCCACCCGCGAAGCGGATGGAGAAGCCTGCGCCCGGAGCCCCGTTGGCGCTCGTCGGGGAGAGGCCCGAGTTGATGAACTCGCCATAGGACGACAGGCCGTCGATGATGTCCGTCACGGTCACGGAACTAGTCTCCGCGACGAGGGCAGTATCCGACGTGTAGCTCGCGGAGTAACTGTTGAACCAGCAGCCCTCGAAGTACGTGTAGAGGGCCTGGATGTTCGAAATGCCGTCCCCCGGACCCGCAAGGCCCGAGCCCGGCTGGACGATGGCCGGCTGGTTCTCGGTTCCCCCAGAAGAGGCGGAGAGCGCCCCCGAAGTGCCAACCAGCTCGGACATGACCAGCTCTTGCCGGATGTCGAACGGCCAACGGTGGTGACGGAGGGAGCGAACGAGTCCGTCGATGCCACCCAGGTAGCCAACCTCCTGGAACATGTTGGCCGTGTAGAGCATGGTCTTGTTGAGGGTGAGTGTCATCGGTTCGGTTACACCCGGCACCAGCTCGGCGATCTGGTCACCGAACCCGACACCACGCACCGGGTCAATGGTCCTCGACTCCTCGTGGCTGAACTCGGAGATGGCCCCGATCTGCTGGAAGCCGTTGGCACCTACGGCGTACCCATACACTTTGCATTTCTGCGACACCACCGTACGTGTATTCGGGGCTGTGCCCATTCGGTAGATGTAGTTAGATGTATCCACAGGCATGACGTTTACCTACCTATCCTACACTGGCGATGGGTTGACTGAGCCTCACTGAGAAGCAACTACAAGAGGATTAGGCCTGTACCTGACCTCGGAGAAGTCCTACAGCCAACGCGCAGCTACCTGCTCCACGAACTCCGTCGTTGTCTTGCGAGTATTTCTGCCGACAAGTATCGGAGTAGGCATAGGCCTTGCCAGACAATTCGGACTTCGCTTCAAGCTGCTTCACAGCAACTCTCTAGCGCGCTCAAGCCGAGCGCTGCATTGTAGAGTTGGCGACACCTCCACAAGTACATGTCGAGCCGGGCTTCTTGAGCCTTGTTCGGCAAGAGGGGGTAGCGGAAGGTGCGGATCACGGTGAGAAGTCTAGCAGGTTACGAATTGTCGGGCAAGGCCGCCTACCTACACCTCAGACCTTCGCCGGAGCGAACAGACCGTGAAGCTCCTGCGCCTGGTTGGCGAACTTCGTGAGTTCGTCCTTGACCCACGGCTGAGCGAGGTCGGCATCGTGGAGGATGTCATGGACGCCCGAGGCGACCTTGAAGAGGTCTTCCTTGGCGCGGACGTAGTCGAACCTCTTGCCCGCGGTCACGAGGAGGTCGATCTTCGTGTTCGCGGCATCGACCTTCGCGAGGGTCACATCGGCGATGAGGGAGTTCTCCGTGAGAGCCGAGAACGACCCCTGCTTGTCCTGCTCCTGCTCCTGCTCCTGCTGGGCAGGCTCCTGCTGGGCCGCCGACTTGGCGTTGCCCGGAGTACCGCCCGGCAGACCGTAGTAGGTCTTGTTCTTGGACTGGTCCCCGTACGGACTTCCTCTGCGGAGCCACGCGACGAGGTCCTTCAGGCGGGCCACTTCGTCCTTCTGCATGTTCTGGCCGATGGAGCCCGCACTGGCCTCACTGGCGTGGCTCGAGATGAGCTGAATCTGCTCCTCGATCCGAGCGATCTGGTTCGAGATCGCATCCTTGGTCGCCTTGTCGGCCTGCGGCGTATCCTGCGAGAACTTGTCCATTTCTGCTCTCCCTAAGGGCGTGGTCACTTGACCTTCCCGATTTACAAGTGAATCCGCGAAGGCGTTGCGAACCTTCGGTGGTTGGGTCAACTCGGCCAGTCGGTCGAGGTCGAGCGGGATCATCGACTCCCCGTACTTCAGGAACTCGTTGAGCGCTCGACGAGCATCTCGTGAGTCCCGTGAGCACTCGGCTACGAGTCGCGCCATCCCGACCTGCGAGACGATGACCTTCACGCCGTCCGGCATGGTCACGTAGTCCCGAAGCCCATCCGTGCTGATGCCGACCGTCTTGATCCTACTCACGCTAGAGGCGGGGCACTAGAGGATTAGCTGTCAGATAGCTCAGACCCGCAAGAAAACCTCAAGCATGGGGGGCAGGGTGAGAGTCGTGCCCCTAGAAGGGCTCCGCAAGTAGTCCTCCTGGCACGTCCACTCAGGGGGCTCACCCATCGCAGCTTCGACATCGTTCAAGAGCTTGCAGGCCAGCGCGAGGTTCAGGGGGATGTAGACGCTCTTGCGCGCGGCCATGACCTGTCGTCGTCCTTCCTTCTCGGGACTGACCAGGACACCTCGAACGAGTCCCTGCGAGAAGAGGACGACCCAGCCCTCCACGAGGTCGCCCATCGTCTCCGCAACGACGAAGCCATGCGTGCCCGTGTCGAGGATGGTGACCTCGGGAAGACCCCTTCCAAGGGCAGGAAAAATGCCCTCCTTGATGTAGTCACGAACCCACCCCGCCGATGTTTCAATGCGGGACTTCATCTCCGAACGGTTGAGGTTCTGAGGGAAGAAAGCTCGCAGCATGCGAACGAAGGCGACCAGGAAGGGGTCAAGGTGTGCGAGCATGACCGACCTACGGTGGATGAGGTCGATCTGCGCCACAAGCCCCACGGTTCCAGGGACGAGCACGAGGTCACGATTCAGGAATATCGCCAGGGCGACCACGGTGTCCACGTCTCGAATTCGGTGCGTCGCGAACGTCACCGGGAGCGTCCGCCCGAGGGCCACGTCCTCGTAGAACCGCGTGAGCGCCCCCGAAGACTCCGCCGTAAAGCCATCCCCATGGTGCTCGTAGACGAACCTGTCGGGATCAGGCGTGACTTCTGCGGGGGTAGCCCCCGTCTCGAACGCGATGGCGTAGGGAACCACGGACGGGAGGCTGGGCTCGATGAGGATCTGGAGGTCCACGCAGGCCCCCTACACCAGGCTCAGCTATACCAGTGGTCGTACCAGCCTTCGGACTGATAGCCGCCCATGAACCCGACGAAGTCGCTCGTGTGCATTCCGGGCTCCCCTGCCGTCTCCAGCTCATGCTCGGCTGCCTGAGCCTTCGTTTTGAGCAGCGTGACGAACTTTTTGAACTCGGCAACGCTCTTGTTCATGTCCCCCGTGCCTGCGGTACGCCGATCGTAGTCGTCCTGCATCTTCGCCTCCATCACGTTGAAATCGTCCATGATGGAACGCCATCTCTTGTAGTCGTTCTCGACCGTCGTGACCCCTTGAGGTGCTCAACAGTGCGCATGACGTCCTTGTACTCGCGCATCCCGTCCAGGATCAGGTTGACGGCTTTGTCGAATTGAGTACGGAGGGCTTTCCAATCAGCGGGAAGAGGCATGTTCAGCTCCTAGCAGGGTGAGGGGGGACAGGGGGTTGCGGCTGGCCTGGAACGTCGGGGTAGACACGGATATTGCGAGGTCGCATGTCGATGTACGGCAGGGGCGTGACGGTGATGCCCGCGCGCATGTCCGCCTTGCAGGCGGAGTCCGCCATCGACTGCCAGCAGGACACCGGAACAGGGAGCGTGCCGTCCTCCCAGTCGGAGACCTCGCTCGGGGACACCCCGCAGAGGGCGGCTGCCTGCACTGTGCTCATGTTCTGTGCGAGCCGCAGGAACATGAACGTCTGCCCGTGGACGAGGGCCATGAACGCCAAGGTCGAGGCCGCACGCCGGTAAGCTGCCTCGATGGCCCCAGGGACAAAGAGGGCCGTCCCGTTGGACTCACGCCAGCCGGTGAGCCCCGCGACGAACACGAGGCCCGTCTGGCCAACCGGCATCGAAAAGTCGATGAGGTCGTACAGCTCGATGTCCGGCCAGCCGCGCTGAAGGACTCCGTCGAGCGCCTGGGGGCGTTGGGAGGGGGGCTCGTCGTCAGGGCAGGGCCTAGAGGACGAGGGCTCGCGATCTTCTACGGCCAAGTGACGAAACCCCCATTTTCAACGGCGGGATCCGCATCGAATTTCTCCATCATGTCCTCAATGCGTTCTCGAAGTGAATTTCTCCAACCTTGAGTACGCTTCACAATGGGGAGTTTGCCTTGTTGCAAGGGGCGATTTTTGCGATAGAGCCCAACCCGAATGGCGTCCTCTCCTACCCCGGCGGCCTGCTCCCTCCCGAGGTTGACCGACGTGAAGACCTTGACGACCACCTTGTCGCTCAGGGGCAGATCGATGGTCAGCTCCCCTCGCACGGTGTCCTCACGCTGCGGCTCCAGCGCGTGAAACGCCGACTTGAGGAACTTGCGAAGCTCTTCGACGGAAATCTCAGTGTAGGTTGCTGCGCCCGTGTGTTTCAAGAGGGCCTCCGGTCGTACTCATGGGACACCCCTGAGACGGGCCACTGAGCGATCTCGAACAAACCCTCCTCTTGACGGGCCGTCACGACCGAAGGTGTCGAGGGAGAGACGGGGGTACCCTCGGGCTTGGGGACGTTCTCCCCCTCCTTGAGGCCTGTGTCAGCGATGTAGGGAGATATCTCCCCGGTCTTGGGGTCTGGGATGGAGACCACGTTGAGCGTTCGAGCCGCCCTGGTCAGAGACACATAAGCGAGGTTCCGCTCGGAAACCTCGTGTTCTTGCACCTCTTCATCAGAAGGGGGCTCTTCTCCTGGCTTGACCTTGATTTCAATCGGGAAGATGCCCTTCGGCATGAGCACCGTGACGTGCGGCCACTCAAGCCCTTTCGTGGAATGCCCCGTGGAAAGCGTGACCGCGGGTGGCTTCTCTTGTCTGAGCGCGGGATCTGTGATCTTCGCTTGCTCGTCTTCCCATTTCCGCAGGTCTACCCGGAGGCCGTCCGCGAGTTTGCTGTAACGCTCGATTTTCTTGGTGAACCCCGAAGCCTTGTCAGGAAGAATCCCCAACTCGTGGTCGTTCTTGTTGGGCTCCGAGAGAGCATAGAGGAACTGGACGGCCCCCAGGCCCTTCGCAGGGTGCTCTACGTTCTTGACCACCGGGCGACCCTCCGCATCCAACTCCGGCTTGTCCTCGTCCTCCGTGACCTCATCGTCATCATCATCGTCGGAGAGCTTGAGATACGCCGAGATGTTCTCGCGAAGACTCTGTGTGGAAGTTACTTCACGTCGAAGAGTGGGGTCCCAACTGGTCACTGTCCCCTTCACGTTGTCGAGAACAAACCCAAGCAAGTCGGATGTCTTGGCCTCGGGGTCTTGGGTCATCTTGCGAACGTCCTGAACATCCTGACCCATGTCAAGGATCTGGTCCTGGAGCTGACCGACAACCTTGTTCCAGAGCCATGGTCCCTTTGCGGTCAACTGATTCCGGTACGTTCCCTTCAGGTACTCCGCGAGCTTCCGAGCGTACATACGATCCGTGAGAAGGACCCCGGGGTCCACGTCCTTCACGTCCTTGCGTTCACTACGAGCGACGTCGTCCACGGCGTCCCTAACCGCCGCCTCAACCTTGTCGGGGCCGAGAAAAAGCCCGCGGTCAGGCTTCATGAGGGCATCGACAAGGGACTTCTGCTTCTTCTCGTTGCTCGTTCCCGACGCGAGGTCAATATACCCGATGACCGCCTTGGACTCAGGGGCGTCCAAGAACCCATGTCCGCCGCGTCGAGTGTAGGGGATCTCGTTGATGATGCAGGCCGTCTCGAAGTTGTTCAACTCGGCGTTCGTGCGTGAGAGGACAGCGTAGTCCTCTGGACGGTTCTTTGAATCTTCGTCAAAGTCCCTGCGGATGTCGTGCATCGTTGAGATGGCTGCTACTGCATTGTCGGGTTCTGTCGTGAGCTTGACGCTTGCCACACCTCGTGCCTTGTAGGGACTCGGAACGGCATCCATTGGGATAGGTCTCTCCCCAAGAAGCCGGTTGGCCGTCTCGACGATCTCAGGAGCGCAACGATAGTTGGTACGAATCGTCTTGGTCTTCCACCCAGGCTTACCGTGTCTCTCGGTGAACAATTCAGGACGTGCCCCCCGAAAGCCATAAATTGCCTGCGACGGGTCACCCACCATCCAGATAGACTTCTTTTTGTCGTCCGGCTCAACCTGCTCAGAAAGAAGGTCGAAGATTGTGGACTGCACACTGTTGCAGTCCTGTGCTTCGTCTACGATGAAGTGATCGTACATCCCCTGTATAGTGGCCTTTGCCTTGGGGTCTCGCTCAAGAATGTCCTTGAACAACTTCAACATGTCATCCATGTCCCCGAGACGTTCCCCACCCCTGCGAAACTTCCCCATGAAGGTCTCATAAGCCTTCTGTCCGCACTGGGGACGCCAGCCCGGGATGTCCCCCTTCAGTCCGAGGTAGAACTCGTAGTAAAGCGCAGCGAGGCGCTCCTTGTTCGAGCGTGCCCCCGCCTTTGCTTGCTCAAGGGAGACACCGTTACCCGCCCACTTGTTGATGTACAGGGCTGCTTTCTTCGACTTCGGTGCTCCCTCCTTGAAAGTGCTCAGAGGCCAGCCGGTGTAGGCAGCAAGTTGCTCGGGCTTGCATTGGTTCCAGAGAGTGTTGATAGTACGAGAGACGTCTCCCGGCTTCACCCGAGTCGATGCCCTGCCTTTAGCGGCAGGCGCAATGAGGTCCGTCGTCATCATCCGCTGCTCCTCGGGCGTGCCAAAGGCCGGGATTCCCCTCTTGGGGTCCCCGATGATGAACTTTCGGAAGACCGTGTGCATCGTGTCGCACATGACGGCCTGACCTCGTTCGTTCCCGAGCTTCTTCTGGAGCTTCTCTTGAAGCTCATTGGCCGCCTTGCGATTGAACGACACCATCATGACGCGGCTAGGATTCACGTTCTGGTTGTCCACCAGATAAGCCACACGACTGACGGACGTTGTGCTCTTACCACTTCCTGCCCCTGCAGCGACGAGAACCCTACCGTTCGTGAGCGCAGCATCCATCTGCTCGGGGTCGAGCGAGATGCCCTTGTCGACGAAGGCAGGAGGGATGTTCTTCAAGTCCTTCGGATCGTTGGCCACAGCAGTAGCAACCGCCGTGGCGATGCCGATGACCTCGGACTTCTTGGGGGGCTCGTCGGGGAGCTTGGCAGCCTCGATAGCCTTGGAGGCTGCGGCGGTTGCGTTGGCCTCAACCTTGGTGAGGATGGCTGCCTGGTTGGCGTTGCTCGCCCCATGCTCCGGCGTCGAGGGGGACGTGGCATCCTGGGCAATCTTCTCGTTCGTCAGGACGTCGGAGTCCTCACCGACCTGCTTGGACGCCTCGTGGACGGGGTTCTGTGGGCTCAGGAGCTGCTCACCCATAGCCTCCATCGTCCGGTCAGCGGCGGCACTGATCCAGCCTTCTAACCGCTTGTTCTTGAGCGAGATGCTCGCGAACTGCGACAAGGCTAGCATGGCATCGTCACTCGTTGCAGCCGAGATAGCGTCCGTGACCGCCTTGCGAGCGCGAAGGCTAGTGCCGAAGATGTGCTTAGCTGTCCCGACTCCGCCCCGAGTGAGCACCGTGCGGAGTCGAAGGGCTCGAAGCGAGATGCCCTTGGCCGTGACCGGGAGAGCTAAGGCTGCCGCAAGCATGTGAAGGCTGCCAGGGTTCTTGATGCCCGCCTGAAGGACGCCGTTCATCCGGTCGAGATGGTCCTGGTCCATCCGCCGCAAGAGAGAGAGGCCCTTCGAGAAGATGTTGTCCGGCCCCTGGCCCGTCTCCTTGAGGTGTCGGGCGTAGACATCGAGCGCGAACATGAAGACGAGGTAGTCCGCGACCTCCAGCTCGTTGAACGCTTCCTCCTGGATGTCGTCTGTTGCGCGGCGGTAGTCGTAGTTCATCATCCTAGTCTTCCCCATAAGAGGACAAGCGGCTCAGAGTTGCCAGTCGATCTCCGGGAGCCCCAATGACCCGACTATGTTGGGATTCAACCTCTCTTACGTTTGAGGTAGCCTACCATCCAAACACTCCGCTCATGTGAGCTAAGTGCTTGAAATCATTGCTAAATCTGTGCCCGAAGGTTGAATGTGAGAACCAAATATTCGAGAGGAAATATGGGCTGATAGTAAGCCTCGAACTGGAGTGTCGTCGGGTCGTTCGGATCGACGTTCGACGAGATACCCGTGAACCCACCGACGACCTCCGCATGGACGAGCTGCTTGAAGAGGCTCGTCATCGAGACGTTGACCTCGTTCGTCCTCTGGGACAAGAACTTGGTCCCGACGTACTGGTCGAGGGTATTCCGGCTCTGCTGCTGCACGAAGTCGGCGATCTGGGTGACCGTGGGCAGGCGGGTCAGGATTGACGACATGTTCGTCGTGAGGCCCTGCCGGATGCGGATGAGGTTCGTGAGGTTCTCGATGAGGGTGACACCTGCCACCGCCGTCTGGTTGGCGGTGATTGGGTCGAGGATGCGCGGGATGCTCGTGATGCCCTGGAGACGACGCCGGGTCCACGGAGTGGCCACGTCCACGCTGGGGCTGACGACCGCACCGGAGACGGCTGCCGAGAAGAAAGTGCCGTCCACGAGAGACTCGCTCGTGTTACCGAGTTCGTCCGTGAGCGTGATGACTGAGCTATCGGGGTAGAACGCCGCGATGCGGTTCGACACAAGGCTCTGGACAATGGTCTGAACCGCCGATGGGATTGTGCCCGAGGCGAACCCAATGAAGCCCATGCGCTCCGACTGGTTCTGGATGAGGCTCATCGTCTCGCAGTGCTGCGTGAGGTACGAGTAGATGGCCGTGCTCGTCCCGAGGGGCACGAGGATGTCCGGCTTGATGCCCCCGGGGAGCGGCGTTGAAAGGCCCTGGATGGCCGAGATGAAGGTCGAGTCGCTCGCCTGGTTGGTGCCCGGGACCTTGAGGACTTGCTGGACACCGACCAGAAGGGCCCCATTGAGGATCGTCAGGTAAGACCCGAGGCTCACGCGGTTGGTGGCGGACACGTCACCGAAGGCGGCCTCGATGCTAGAGAGCTGGCGGTAGATGGCCGGCGAGAAGTCCTGCTTCTGGTACTGGTAGGACAGGAAGTAGAAGTCGCCGATGGCCGGAGAAACACCCGACGGATTGACCGTCTGGATGGTTCCTGTGTCGGTCGGGAAGACGCTCGCCGTGTTCGAGACGGTCGTTTCGAGGCCGGGAATCGAGTACCAGGGGCGGCTCGGGTCGACCTGGAAGGTCTGCGAGACCGTCAGGGTGAAGTGGCCAGTGTCGTAGGCCCCCGTCTGCGACGGAAGGATGGTGAACCGGAGCCCCGTGGTGGTGTCCGTGTACGTCTGGCCGGGGATGCCCGTGCCGTGCGAACCGGATGAGCCAGCCGACGAGCTGACCGTGAAGATCTCCTGCGGATCCTCGCCGTTGTCCCCGTCCACGCCCGCGGTCAACCCGATGTTTGTTGTCTGGTTGAAGGCCGAGTTGGATGTCGAGAGGAAGCTGATGTTCGATGCGGTCACGCCCGTCGTGAGGGACTCGATGGTGATGTAGTTCTGGCTGTTGATGCTGTCGACGTAGGCCACGAAGTCCGTGGGCGGCCAGGACACGTCCTGCGAGAACAGCTCGTCCACGACTTCTTGTGCGGTGACCTGCGTCTGGCTGCCCATCTGGTTCTGGACGAACCCGAGAACCGCGTTGGCCGAGCCACCCCCGATGGTGATATTCGACTTGGCGGCGTTGGTCGTGCTCGTGAGCCGGAGGAAGCCCGCGTTCGCCAGGGTACCGTTCGACGCGATACCCGTGACAACGCCGTTGATGGCCGTCACGACCTGATCGATTGTGAGGCTTGCGGTTCCGAAGGGCACCTGGTACTGGATGCCGTCGACCGAGAGGACGAACACGTCGTTGAGGCCTGCCATGAAGCTGAACGAACCTGCGACGCTACCGAGCAGGGTGGCCGGCTTGTTGATGGCTCCAGAGGTGCCCAGCGCCTTCTGGTAGGTCTTGAACCCGAGGTGGGACTCGACCGTGCCCTGCGCGATAGAGACGCTAGACACCGCGTCGAAGCCACCGGGAAGGGCCGCAGGAGCCGTGAGGCTCTTGATGAGGAAGAAGACGTTCCCCGAGCCGATCTGCGCGTACTTGCAGAGGCTGTGCGGAGCCCCAACCGGGATGGCCGTATCGATGGCCAGGTTGATGGCGGCCACGATGTTCGTGGGGGTGTCCGTCGTGAGAGTAGCTGATACCGCCGTCCCGTCGATGACGAGGTTGAGGACGTTGTTGGGCGACGCCGGGATGGTAATATTCCCACCGCTCAGCTCGACCTGCCCGCTAACGAGGTAGCCTCTGGCCTGGCCCAGGAGGTTCGTGACGGCTGGAGTCCCCCCGTTGACCCCCATGTCCCAGTTGGCCGAGGATGCGAATAGGTTGTACGGCTCGGAGTTGCGGTTCGTGACAACTGCGTTCTGAGCGGGCGCCGATGAGAACGTGACCGTGACCGTCTCCGAGACCGGCGTCCCGATTCCCGAGAAGCACGCATCGGGGATCGTCTCCGACCCGCGCGGCCACTGGAGGACCTGCGAGATGCCCGACTTGCCGGAATAGCGGACCTGGTAGAGCAGGTTACCACTCGCCGTGTCCTGGACCGTGTACTGCCCGGTGCCTACGGCTCCAGGGGTCGCGCAGGTCAGGATGTACGTGTCGTCGGAGATGTCGTTGTAGTAGAACGTCGCGAAGACCGTCCAGTCGGGCGGGCACGGGTTCTGAAGGGTGATGGTACGGCTGGCACCATCGACGGCGGTGACGACCTGCGTGCCTCGGTTGAGAGCGTCGCGGAGGTTCTCTCCCGCATAGGCGATCACGAGGTCAGGACGGTTCGTGACGAGGTCTTGCCGCGAGTTGGTGACCGTCGAGTAGAGGGCCGAACCGAGGGTCGTGTCCCGGCCGTTGCCCGTGGTCGGAACTTCCGGCAGGATGAACTGCGTCGTTGAGACGACCGCCGGGATGACCGTCGTGTTGGTGACAGGCGAGCACTCGGCGAGCCACATCTTGTTGTCGACGAGCAGGCCGGTGATCTGGGACGTGCTGAACGGCGTGGTGCTCGACGAGGATGTCGTGCCCGCAGCAACCGTGAAGCTCGTGCCCCACGAAATGATGCTGGAGTCCGCCGTGGGGTTGGAGACCACGAAATCAGTATTCTGGATGTAGTCCGAGCGGGACGGCGCGATACCACACCGCAAAACCGTCGCCACCAGGCTGTTCGGCAGGTAGTCGAACGTGTTCTGCCAGGTGTTCGCGAAGTAGTTGATCGTGACCGTGCTGCCAGGCGACGGAGCGAAAGCTAGGGTGACGAGCCCGTTGGTGCCGTCCACGGCGGTCGGGATGACCTGTGTGGCCGTGCCCCCAGGAGAAGCAACCTTGACGACGACCTTGCTCGGGTCGGTCGTCGTGACACCGCCCCCGCTTCCGTCCACGATGGGACGCTGGAAGACGCGGAAGGTCTGGTTGCGGTTCGTCTTGGTACCGCTGCTCCACCCGAGGACACCGTTCGCCGTGCCCGCTCCGATCTGAAGGGACTGGGGGGTCGTGAGCTGGAGGTAGGTCAGGCCCTGGCTGTCGGTGAAGACCGACGCGCTGAGGTTCGCGACCGCAGACGGGATCGTGGACGCCAGGAACGCCGCCGAGATGGTGCCTCCAGGAAGCGTGACCTGGCTGGAGACCCCGTTCACGATGATGATGAACTGGTCGTTCGAGCCCGTCGTGATGGCGTAGGGTCCGTAGCCTGGGCTGGTGAGGGTCGCGGAGGTCGAAGTGACCTGACTGGACACATCATCCGTGAAGGCTGTGTCCCCACGATGGAAGTAGTAGCTGACGAGGACGTGATCGGTCGGCTGCGTCGGGAGCTGGAGGGTGACGAGACCCTTGGCACCTTTGACCTGTGCCACAACAACCGGCGTCCCATTGACCGTAACGGTCAAGGTCGCAGGGTTGTTGGTCACTCGACCGATGCCCGACCCGTCCACGATGGGACCGTTGCGGACGACGAACTGGTAGAGACCCCCAGTCTGCGCCCCGAGGACGGGGTTGTTCGGGTTCGTCGAGTTGACGACCCACTGGAGGCTCACGTCCTCGTTGACGATCTGCTCGTCGAGCGTCGCAGAACTTCCGCGCACGAGTTCGAGGTCGTCCTGCTCCAAGGTCTCCTGCCCGACCCCGATGACGAACGGGATGCGAAGCCCGGCTACGATGTTGGCAACGTTGGCTTCGGTGAGCGTCCGAGTGTAGGCGCCCGGCGGGACGTAAGTCAAAAACGGACCCAAACTCATGATTTTCCTCGGGTTTCCAGCGGGGGTGTTTTGGATCTGAGTCGGGGTCTAGGGCCTGCTTTGCATCGGGGTCTGCGTCTGCCTCTTCTCCCCTGTCGCTTTACAAGAGGAAAACGCATCCGCCGGATGACTAGCGTTCACTTCGTGCCGAGCGAGCCTCCTGAAGTCGGGCCAGGGCGGTCTTCGTGAGGTTCTTACGCGCTTCTCGCGCAGGGCCTGGCATCGGGGAGTATTCGACGTAGTCTTTGCCTGTCTTGCGAGCGAGCGCGTGTGTCTCTCCGACCTTTCGGGCCGTACCCTTGGCCTTCTCCTTCTCGTTGTAGTAGCCCCACCTCTTCTCGGCATCGCGACCCACGGCATGGTCAGCGGTCGGGTAGTCCTCCTTGTGGACGCCCGTGTTGCCGATCTTCGTGGGGTCTTCCTTGAAGCCGAAGGCGAAGCCTTCGAGAACGCGCGGAGCCTGCTCATGACAGCTCGGGCACTCGAGAGAGCCGTGCTCCCCCATCTTGAGCATTCGCTCGAACTTGAGGTTGCAACCTTCCTGCTGACACTCAAAAACATACTTTGGCACGACGCTACTCCTTATTTGGATCTAGAGGATCTTCTCAAAGTTCGAGTTGCGCCCAGCGATATGTGGCGCGGTCGCAAAGAACATGTTGGCCGCCTGCATCTGCTCTGGACGAGGAATCGTCTGCTGGATGCGGCTGATGGTTAGTGGCAACGGGATATGGATTTCCCAGTCAACACGGAGGGCCACGGTGATTGACGAGTTGTAGAACATGAGGTCGGCCGTCTCGTCGTACTGCTCCTCGGACTCACCCCCCATTGAGATGTCAGTCAGCTCGATCCCTTCGAACTCCAGGAGAGGCTTCTTGACACCCCAGAGGGACATGATGGCGAAGTCGGTGATCTCTTCCATCTGGATGGGGTCTTGCGAGATGACCTCTAGCTCGAAGGACAGCTCGAACTTCCCCCCGTAAGCGTTTGCAGCGTCCACTCGGTCGGGGTAGATCACGATGGCGACCTTGTCCCCCTTGCGGGCACGCTTGCCAAAAGCCAGGACGACGCCGGGAAGCGCCTTGAAATCGGCCTGGTTCCACTGGAACGCGACAGGCCCTACGGAAGGCGCCGTGTAACGGTAGTCCGCATTAAGGACGACGTTCGGGAAGAACGACCGAAGGAGCGTGATGGCCCCGTCGTTGTAGTTGACCTGGTAGTCCACCCCCTCGGTCAGAAGGGTGTGGTGGTCGACCCAGAGACGCACGGTGCCCTTCACGGGAAGCCGCTGAAGTTGTGCCTCACGCTCGACTCCAGAGACGAACTGCAGGACGGCCTCATCTGTCACCGTCAGAAGCGGGTCAAGGGCGTACCACCCGTGCTCGCTGTTGTTCGTGGGCGCATGAAGAATCTCCATGTAGTAGACGCCCGGCGCCGTAGGGAACCGCCCCGGCGACATCCGAACCCGGTCGAGATCCTCTCGAACCCACTCTAGGGGATACGAGGGGGCCCCGATGTATGCCAGCATGACGTGGCTCTCGATGGTCCCCATGAAGTTGTCGGCCGCGAGCGCGACCTTGTTGGCCGAGCTACCCTTGACAACGATGCCGTACTGAGGTCTTTCCGTGAAAGAATTTTTGTTCTCGATCCAAGGCACGATCTTGTTGTAGACCGGGTGCCCGGTGAAGCTGTCCTTCAGCTCCAGGATGAGTCGTCTCTTCATAGAATTACACAGGTAGAAGTACGTCAGACACCTCCCTTCTCACAGAAGCACACTAAGGGGGGCTACCCGGCATACTCTTCCCCAGCCAGAACGAGCAGGCCCTCCGCGACCGCCGTCATGGGGTCCTTGGCCATGCGAACTTCCGAGATGAGGATGGGAAAGCCCTTCTTCTTGACCTGCTCGAACTCCTCCTTGAACACGGCCTCGAAGTTGATGGCCTTGGTCGTACCGCCCGACAGGACGAACGGGATGGGGTCAGGGAGGCTGAGCGTGCTCTGGATGCGTCGGAACTGGACGGCGATGTTCTCCAGACAGTAGCGGATGAGGGCTCGGATGTAGAGGCTGATGGCCTCGGCCTCTCTGTTGCCCGAGGCCGTGAGGTCGATGCCCCTCTCCTTGGCCGAGCACACACGGGCTGCGGTTGACCCGAGAGCCTTGGCGGCATGCGAGTCGATCCAGTCACCACAGTTGTGGACAACCATGCCGGGAGAAGAAAACGAATGATGGTCCGATCCTACACGGATATCCCACACGGATCGTCCGTAAGGCACAATCTTGATCGACTGCACCTTGTAGGTTGCAAAACAGGGACGGTTATCATGGACAGAGTGACCCTCTACTTTGAGCATCATATCAAGCACGGCGACCGCAACGTGTCCCGTTACACGAATCTCATAGGTGTCTTTCTTCCCTTCGATGCGAACACCTCGCTTGTTCACACCACCCTGACGCGGAAGACGCTTTTGAATGGAATGCTCTACCCCAAACCTGTTAAGCAGATGATGGGTCAGCATCACCACTGGGAGTGAGGTGTTGGTGATGCACCGTCGCTTAGGCTCCTCGTGTCCATCGGAATCCAAGAGGCCCTCAATGATACCCAGAGCCATCTGGTCTGAAATTCGGTCGATAGGGAGAGGGACAGTCTTCTCACCGTCTTTCGTATAGAACCGCTCTTTCATGTGACGGGAAATCACCGTGGAATGCAGTTTGATACGACACACCCCCTCAGCGGGATCTTCCACAAGTTGCACACCGAACCCCCCGAAGATGGTAGCAAGCACCGTACAAGTCTTGTCAATGGTTTTACGATCCTTAATATCGATTGCGATCTGAACGAATTCAGGATCAACTGCGTAGGGGCCACAAGACCCGTCACCCAGGAACAGTCCGAAGAATCGCCCTAAATTGCGAGCAGTAGCAACCGTGATATTGTCTCCGTTTTTGCGACCAAAGTAATACGTGCCTCCGCTCGTTTGTGAGGACTGGATCGTGGGAACACCACACATGTCCCCCTCTTTCAGATCCCCAGCTTGAACCCACTCCCACCCGAAACGTCGAGAGACAAAAACACGGTGGTCTGAAGTGAGGCGGTGAGGCAAGCTGTTCAGGTGCTCCAGCTCTACTTCGAGAAGACTGTCTCGATAACCGTTGTCCAACTTCTCTTCAACGGACACGAAAGTACCAGTGGCGTCGAGAACCATGTCCCCTGGCACGATATCCTCCATCATTTTCAGTCCGGTGTCCGTGACTACCGGGAAGTCGTCCGACAAACAGCGAGCAAGACTAAACTCCACCCCCTTGACCGTCTGGTAGGCTAGGGCACAATTCATCATACCGGAGCCGAAGCTCACGGCGAGGCCCGAGAAGTTCTCCGGGGCGCACTGCGAGTAGATGATGGCCATCGACTCGTTCATCGGGTGCGGGGTGTACCCGTGCTCCTGGAGGATCTTCTTGAAGACCTCCTGGTGGTACACAATGTCCTGCTCGGGGTCATCGATGGGGCTCGCGGGCACGCTGTAGAAGCAGTGCTCGTTCGCAACCGTGGGCTCCTTCAGGACGTTGTAGACGAGGAGAGAGAGGATCTGCTGTGCCTCAAGCTCCCCTGCGGAGACGACACCCCGCTGGAGGGGGCGCCTGACCTCACGCTTGAAAAGGTTGGCCATGTTGAGAGCGCTGTCCCCGAGGACGATGAGCTGCCCGTCCTTCTCAACGTAGTCAACCTTGCCGAGCCGGAGTGTCTTCTTGGCTTCGATATCGAGGTCGATGAAAGCGTCTCGGACGCGAAGAGTCTCGGTCTTACCTTCGATCGTTGTGCGGGCTGCCAAAATATTCATTGTCCCACAATCTATGCCACAACCAGGCCGGTAACCTTTGGGGTCACTCATTTGATCCTCATTTCGAGAGCTTCACGCAGTACCTCTGCGCAAAACTCAGGTTTTTTGTGTAGGTCATTTTCCCAGAGACGAACCACCCTATAGCCGTGGTTCAACAAGTAACTATTGCACGAGCAGTCGACCCCCCTCTGTTTCCGATGAGCGCTCGATAGCCGTCCCTCATCGGGATAGAGCAACGGGTTTGCGTGCCAGTAGTCCCCATCCGCCTGCACGACGAGAAGTTTGGACGGTACGAAGAAGTCCACTGTGTGATAGCCGACAGGATACTGCTCAACAAACTCGACACCCAACTGTTGAAGGAGTCCCCTGACGATCAACTCAGGCTCCGTGACCTTCCGCTTGAACTTTGCCATTCTCGCCGGAAACGCCGCCCTGAGCTTCTCTCTATACTCAGCCGCTTTCTCTGCCCCATAGACCTCTTCGTAACTCTTGCCTGTCTTGCTCTTGATGTGTGCTCTAACACCACGAGTGATATTCGCGACGTAGACAGGGTCTTGGTAGAGATATTCTACCTTGTGGATAGGATTTGCAGCCCTACTTCGTCTTCCAACGGGAATCGTTGAAAGCAACCGTCTGTGTGCTTGCTGCCTTCTCGACCCAGCCCCTGCGTTCAATGTCCGAGCGGTCATAGTTGGCCGTCTTCGTCGTCCGTTGCTTGAGGAGGTAGACGAAGCCCTCGTGCTTGTCCGAAATGCCTTGAAGGAGGTTGTCCGTCCCGTTCGAGAGACGGCCGGACGTTTCGAGGGCGTCGTAGATGATCCTGAGCACGGCGAGCGTATTCATGACCGCACGGAGCGAGAGGACGGTCAACTCATCGGGGCTGGTGTCAACCGATGCCCCCTCGTAGAAGGTCTGAACGATGACCGAGACGTGCTGAGCATGCAGGACAGGGTGCGCGAGGATGACGTGCCCCGAGCCCACCATGCGTTCGGCCAGGGGGTCGATGTCCCCGGAGACCTCGTTGTAGAGGCGCTCGAAGAGGAGGTGATCCCCGTAGTAGGTCTGCCCTCGCGTCTGCCAGTGATGCGCCTGGAAGATGAGCCCCTCCGCTCGGAGAAACGCCAGGAGGACAGCCAGCTCGCTCATCGGGGCGGGGCCGTAGTCATCCTTGATGGTCTGGATGATGACCGGCAGGGTCGTCAGGAAGTCCGCCCCATCCTTGCCCGAGGCGACCTTGATGGTGTCCTCGGGTAGGTAAGGAGGTCCGTGCTTCATGAGGTTGTAGGTCGTCGGGTCATGCCAGATGGTCTGGACAGCTTCGGCGTACAGACCCGAGTAAGGGTCCTTCACGGGCTGCGGGGCGCCCATGACTGTGTTGTCGGCAGCATCCGGCATGGGGGCCTCGAATCAGAAGGCTACGTCACTCGGGTCCGGGGCGTGCATCTCCTCACGGAGTTCCTGACCGACACCGGACGGCGTGAGCCGCTCAGGGCGTGCCGGGAAGGTCTTGCCCGAGAACGGGCTGCGGACCGTGTGGACACGCTCCTCCAGGAAGAACTTCTTGCCGTCCGGGTCGGTGTACTCCCAGAGCATGGGCATTCCCGCCTCGTGGTTCTCCAAGGCGAGGATCTCGTCGTCCGCATGCTTGCGGCGGTTCTTGGGGATGCTCGTCTTGGGGCCGGGAGCACCCGGTGCGGGGGCGTTCATCTGCTCCTTCAGCTCCTTGCCCACTGCCGGAATCTGGTACTTCTCGGGGCGCTGCGGGCAACTCTTGCCCGAGTACGGCGAGTGGACGTTCTGGCGACGAGTCGGGAGGAAGAACTCCCCACCGCCATCTGAGTCAACGTACTTCCAGAGGACAGGCGAAGCAGCTTGCTTGCCGGCGAGCTTGTGGGTGATATCTTCGGCCTGCGCGAGCAAGGCGGCTTGACGAGGGTGCATGACTAGACGATCTCCTTCATGCACCCTCATCTAATAGAAGGACTATCCGCGCCCCTCCTTCAGCATGTTGACGTGGATGACGATCTCGGTCGGCTCGTCGGCCCGCTCGACAGCGAGCAGCCGCTCGACGTTCTCGTCCTTCTCGGCCCCCTTCTGGCCCGAGTGCACCTGAATGACGCGGCCCTTGTAGCGCCCCTCGAAGAACTGATCGTCCTCGATCAGTTTGACGAGAGTGTTGGCGTGCTCGGTGTCGGAGGCGATCACCAGCATGAACGGCTTCACCTTGCGAACGCCGTTCTGCTGTGCATAGACGTCGAGATCCACCTTCGCCGATTCGTGAACGCGAATGCCGTCTTCGAGCTTGAGGCGTTCGAGCGCGCTGGCGCTCATCGAGGCAGGATTGAAGTTGGCGCGGGTGGCGACCGCGGGCTCCTTCACGTAGCCGTCGTGCATCGCCTGGGCGAGCGGATAGTCGAAGATCACGTTCTTGAAACGAGTGGGCTTGTTGCCCGACTCGACTTGCGGTGTCGCAGTTAGCTCGAGCCCGAGCACGGGCTTCAGCTCCTCGATCGACTTCATGCTGGAGTCGGCACGGTAGCGGTGCGCCTCGTCCATGATCAGCACGAGGTCATCAAGTCCTGCGAGATACTGCATGAAGGACTCGCCGAGGTACTCTCTGAATTGGCGCGCCTTTCTTGCGGTATCGTTCTTCGCGTTAAACTTGGCGATGTTGAACACGAAAACGGAGACGTCGTACGGATCCGTCCTGAGCAGCAGTTCGCTGTGCTCGTAGTTATCCGCGGTGACGACCTGCGGCACTCTGACAGCGAACTCAGCGATCCCCTGGAACACGTACTTCGGCGTATTCGGGGTGAAGTCGGCGACGAGCTTGTTGTAGATGGTGAGGTTCGGGGCGAGCACGAAGAAGTGGCGGATGCCGTGCTCGAGATGGAGGTAGGCGATGAACGCGCCCATCAAACGCGTCTTGCCTACGCCGGTGGCAAGAGCGAAGCACAAGCTGGGGAATGCACGCTCGAAGTCCTCGACCGACGCGAACTCGGACCTGATGACAGACAGCGCTGCCTGGAGGTCGCGGTTCTTGTGGGGCTGCGCGATTTCCATCACGCGATGGAGGATCTCGAGCGACCGGCGCTGCGGCGTGCGCAGGCTCAGACGCCCGCTGATGCTACTCACATGGCGGCTCATTTTCGATTTCCTTCGTTGTCGAGCCCTGCGAACAGCGGGAGCTCCTGCACGGCGGACGCCTTCCTGTGTCGTCCAGCGGACTTCCCCTTTGCGCCGTTCGCGCCCGCAGCGGCCTTTGCCTCTTCGACGATATGGACGGCGGGTTGCTCCTCGACGTTGAGGCTGTAGTCGTCCCGCCCCCATTCGCAGCGGGTGAGCACGGCTTGCGGGATCTTCTTGACGGTCAGGTTCGGAAAATCATCCTTCCGTGCGCGGAAGGCGGCGCAGCAGATGAGCAGCGTGCGCTCGCTCCCGACCTGGTCGCTGATGAACCGGAGTTGCTCCCGGCTGAGATTTTGCGTCGTGACGTAGATGAAGTCGTGCTCAGTCGACTTCCCGTGGAGCCAGAAGACCTCAGGGTCCGGCGCGTAGCGGAACCCCTCGAGCTTGCACATCGCCTCTGCGAGCATCTCCGGGTGATAGTTCCTGCTGACAATCCAGTTGCCTCACTTGTCCTTCTCGAGGAGCGACGAGGCTAGGTTGAAGAAGTGGAAACCGCCGCCGCCCTGCCACCCGCTGGCCTCGGTGACACCGCCCGGATCACTGCCTTCGATAACCTTCTTCAGTCGCGGTACGCAGTGCGTGATGGCGTGGTCGCCGAGTTCGATACCGATCCACCGACGCCCCAACTTGTGAGCTACCGCCGCGGTGGTTCCTTAGCCAAGGAACGAGTCGACAACCAGATCTCCCTCCACCGTCGCGATCTGAAGAATTCTCGCAATCACGCTTTCAGGCTTGGGCGTCGGGAATGCTGCATTCGGGAATAGGGCCTTCGATTCCACCATTGCCGACTGAGTGTGGCCTACGTCCTCGTGGAGCCACACGCTACGAGGGACGACGGGGCTCGCTTTCTCAAGGAACCTCTTGAGTCGAGGCGCTCCTCTGCCGTCCTTTCCCCAGTAGACCAGTTTCTCGGCCACGTTCTTCGCGTGCGTATCCGGTCCGCATCGCCAGACGGCAGTCCGCTTTGGCCACACCTCTTCGCCCGTATTTGGATTGACCAGCGCGTAGTACAGGTTCGGCCGTTCCTCCGCCGACTTGTTGCAGGTGTAGGTCACCGAGTTCCAAGGGCCGCGCGGATCCTGATCAGGATTGGTGTAGTAGCTGTTCTGCGCGGCGTTGCGTTCGAGGCGATAAGGGCGCCATACGTCCTTGTTCTTCGCGTACACGAGAATGTAGTCGTGGTCGTTGCTGAGCCACTTGGCGTCATTGGCCGGCGACGCCTTGCGCTGCCAGATGACGGTTTGGACGAAGTTGTGCCGACCAAACACTTCATCGCAAACCACTTTCATGTAGTGAGCCTCGTTGTCATCGAGGAACATCCACATGCTGCCGTCTTCGCCAAGAAGCTGATGGAAACGCTCAACCCGGTCCCGCATCAGACTCAGCCAGAGTGAGTGCTCGAGCCCGTCGTCGTATACTGAAAATGCCGACCCCGTATTGTAGGGCGGATCGACGCACACGCACTTGACCTTGCCAGTGAATTCCTGCTCGAGCGCTTTCATCGCCAGTAGGTTGTCGCCATGAATTAGCCGATTGTCGAACACGTCGTGTTCGGTGACGCCCTTCGCGGCGTGATAGGAAAGGGCAGCGTCCTCCAGCAGGATGCGCGGCTCTAGCCGCGGCCGCTCCTCCTTGCCGATCCACGTGAGCTCCAGTCGCTTCTTTCTCTCTGCCATAGCTTCCCGTTCTCCAAAGAGGTAAGAATCAGTCATGATCCTTGCCTCATCGAATTCGAGGCTATGCGAACGCTCTCTTTCGAGAGTCCCTTCACAGTAAGCCCCCTCGACGGAGCTTGCGCAGGGCCGCCCCCGCCCCCTCGACTCCCGAGCCTTCGGTCATCTCGGCCTTGACCTCGACACGGCCCGTCACATCCTTCAGCTTGATCTCCGTCGGAATGTACGTCGGAGTCTCGATTTCCACGAGATCTGAAGTCGCCTTGACGGGCACTCCAGCCTGCTGGGGTGCTACGACGACCGACTGGGACTCCAAGCGGGCCAGGATGGCGTCAAGCTTGCCCCCCTGATTGTCGATGGCCTGCCGTAGAAGGCGGTTCTGATCAAGGAGCAGGCGGTTCTCCTCCCGTAGCCGGTCAGCATCCGACATCGGCGGTGGCGGAGGGGGCTCAGGAGCCCCCGGGCCGGGGTTGAGCCGAAAGAGCTGCTTCTGTGCGATGAGCCGCCAGAGGTCTTTGCTCCGAGCGGCCTTGTCAGCAGGTACAGTTACAGTCTGCCCTTGAGGAACATCGAAGCTGATGTCCAAGAGGTGAACCGTGCTCCCGATCAGGCTGACGACTCGAACGTCGTTCACCGATTTGACCTGTCGTAGTTGTAAGCGGTTTTTGCAACCTTAAGCTTGGTCTTTCCCGTCGCCACATCCAGAAGCACTCGGGCCTCTTCCGTCATCGGAAGCCGGTATCCTATCGCTCCGGCGCCCCCCGTCGTGACATTGTTGTGGGACCAATCGTCCCCATCAGCGCCATTGTTTCTGACGTACCAGAAGTGCTGCCCTCCGGGTTCGATGACAACCCACTCACCGCCACCATAGATGCGTAGATGGCCATCATCCAGGGCGATCTCTTCACCTTGAGGTTGGTGCCCCGTGCCTCCTACGTAGTGCTCTGGCTTGGCCGCAAGGTTCCGTAGATTTTGTCTGGCCTGATTTCTCGTATGGGCCTCGTTGGCTCGAATTCGAGCCTCCTCTATAACAGCATCGCAGACTTTCTTGTCTTGATGGGTGACATACCAACGAGGTTCGTCAGAGCCTTCTTCCCACGAGAAGTTCTCCCACAGGTATCCCTCTTCGGGGGCCACATAAGCCCCACACGTTCGGCATTCACCCCCCTTCTGATTCTTCTTTTTTCGGGGACCCACTGACACACTCGGGGACTCGGCAGCCTTCTCTGACTCCTTCTTGTCCATGATCGAGATGAACCGTCCCACCTCTTGTTCGCTGACGGACACATAGGGAACGTACCAACCACTGGACTGAAACTTGGCATCAGAAAAGTGGCCCCTGATGGTGTCCTTGTACGGATAGGTGTTTCCCCCGATGACAAAACCACCCACGTAGTTGGAGTCTGCCTTGACGCCAAGAGAAGGCCACCCTTCTTTGTTTCTGTCAAGAACGGACTTGATTTTGAGTTCGTGCTCTTTGTGAGCAGCCTCACGCCTGTCCAGATACGAGAACATCTCCTCGACGGCCCGCTCCGTCGCGTGCTCACTGTAAATGACCCATGAGTTGTTCCCATACTTCGCAAAGGGGAACAGCTTTTTGATTTGCTCCTTGATGGGGAAGGTGTCCCCCGCAAACTGAAACGCCCCTTCAAACTGTTGAACATACACCCCCTGAAGAGGCCACTTACCCCCGTGCTTCCTCAAGGCCTCTTGGATCTTGGCCGCATGCTCTTTACGCTTGTTCTCTTGCTCTTCCTTCTGTCTGCGCTCCTCTTCAGGATCCACGGGCTGTGTATTTGAAGCAGGGTCTTCCCCGTTAGCTTCAGCAATCAGCTTGTCCAGATTTTTCCGCTTCAAAGCTGTGAGCTTGGACGTGGACCCATACCAGACCTTCTTGGAAGGGTCCCACCGAAAGCCTAAGCTCTTGAGCCGCGGCATCACGGCTTGCATCTCGTTGTACTTCCCCGAGACCTCCAGGGTGCCGTTCTGTTCCTCTACTAGAACAATTCTGGCAATGCGGCTGAGAAACGACGACACGACCCTCTTCGAGAGACTCATACTTTCCGTGGGCGCACCGATGGATTAACGAAATGCCTTGCGGAGCTGCTCCTGGAACATCTTGGCAAGGTGCCCGTTCATGAACTTGCGGGCCTCATGCGCGGCCCTATCCATGAGTGTGAAGGGCGCGCGACCAGGGTGCATCCACTTACCGTCCGCCATGGATTTCGGCGTGGCCGACCGGAAGATGACCTTCCCGCTCTCGGTGACGATGGGGATGGGCGCCTTGGCCTTGGTGAGCCAGGTCATCTGCCCCGCCTTCTGACCCCCGACGTAGGGGACCCACGCGGAAGCCTTGGGCGTGATGACAAGGCCGTCCCCCTTGACCTTAATCTCGATCGACTTCGCGAGGGTCTTGTGAGCCTCGACCGAGAATGTCTCCTGAGTGAGCTTGCCCTTGATGTACTTCAGCATGTCCGACTTGATCTGCTGAAGAGCCCCCTTGATGTCGAGCTTCGCGACCAACGCCTTGGGTGGGGAATTCGTGGTCTTGAAGGTGAAGAACTTCATCAAAACTCGATGTTTGACCATACGGGGGTACGGCCCTTGAGCTGCTCCTCCTCGGGGATTTCCGGCTTGAACGTCGGCTCCGCTTCGGCTTCGTGCTCGGGGCCAGTCGGCCTGAACTCGACCGCTGCGTACTTGGCCGGCTGGTCCATGGGAACGCAGTAGCGGATGTCCTTCTCGTCGAAGCACCCGATGGTGAAGTGTTGCTGAAGGACCATGCCTCGGTTGCTGGGAAGCCGGACGGCACCGATGCTGTAGCGGTCGTTGTTGATGCGGATGAGGAAGTCCCGGTGCCGCAGAAGCGGTGAGGGGCCAGTGAAGACATCGTTCGTGTGTTCGACCGTTCGGCCAATGTCTGACTGTCTGACCTTGTAGTCGCCTTCATCGGGAGAGATGATGATGTCGTAGGGGCCGTCGTAACCCTGCACGAAGCCAACCCCGTAACAGATACGGCAGTCGTTGATTGGTTGGCCAAAATAATCTGCCTGGATACACGGACAGGGGATGCCGTTGTTCTTCTGAAGCATGACGCGGACGCGCTCGCCCCCTTGCTCCAAGATGAAACGGTTGCGCCGGACGGCCTCGCGCCAGATGTAGTCGAGCTTCTCCAGCTCGAAGTTCGAGGTCGCGGTCGCTTCTTCAAGGGGCGTCTCGATGACGTTCTGAGGCTGCACGGTCGAGAGCGGTAGGTTGACCGGGATGCCAACGGTCGTGAAACGGTAGAAGATACGACTGATGAGGTCGGTTCGCAGGAGCTTGCGCAGGCGGACGTAGGAGCATGTGACCTTGCTCCCTGGCTTCGGGATGACGTGCTTCTGCCGGGTCTGCGTCCCGGGCTCGAAGGTCGCGGCGTTGACCCCATGAACCGTGGGGTCGTACGGATAGCCAGCGTCGATCTCGACCTCCCCGACGCGACCGTAGACCCGAAGGACCCTGGCCTCCTGGCCGTCAACGAAGACCCGAACATCGGTGGGCTCGTGCGCGAAGTAGCCCTGCGAGCCCGACTTGACGATGGGGTCATAGACGGTTTTGAAGACGTACCTGGGCGCGTCCGAACCCGATGCAGACTCTCCCCGACCAAAGAGGACGAACCTCTCGGATACGTCCTCGTCGACGATGCGCTCGGAGTCCGTCCGGTCCCGCCAGAAGGACGCCCCCACGGGCATCTCCGTGATACGCTCAAAAGGGCCGTACTCGGAGTCGAAGCTCCGGTAGATGTTGACTCCCACGAGGATGAAACGGCTGTTGAGGGAGAGTTGTGAGGGGTCGTCCCACCGCAGGTCGTAGACTCCCGGATGTGAGCCCGTCAGGAAGACGTTGAGCGGAGGAAGAGGCCACGGAGCCTGAGTCAGCTCAAGCTCGGTCGGCGAACGGTCTCGGTTGGAGGCGTAACTCATCCGTCACCTCTTAAACGTAACTCAAAACCTTACGTCTGTCCGCTCGCACCTCCGGCAAGGCCCCCGCTTTCCAAAGAGTTCGAGCCTGCCTCTTCGGCCGGAGGTGAAGCCGCCGGCCGGGCCTGGGGGAGCAGCAGGTTCAGCCTGCCCGTCTCTGAGTCGATCTCGCACGCCGTGTCGGGGTCGAGTCCACGCGAAGCGAGAATGTGCGCGAACAGCTTGCGTCGCTCATCCTCAACCCTTCGAGACTCCACGAGAATCTTGACCTTCTCGTGCTCGATGTCGAGCATCATGTCTCCAAGCTGGTGACGTCGGGTGAACAGTTCCCCAACGCGCTTCAGAGTCGCAGCGTCCACGGGGTCGTTCATCGTAAGTATCGGCTTCTTTTCGGATTCCTGTCCCATTTTTATCTCCCGGCTGTTGATCGACAGCGGTGTGGTGCCTAGCCCTACAAGGATAGCCTATGAAAGGAAGATTCTCATGCCCCGCAAGACCAGCCACGACCTTGGCGACCTCTGGGTTGCCATCGACGAGGCTACACAAGGAGCCCTGTACGCTCTTCGATACAGGTGCCGGGAGAACGACTGGACGCCCTTCATGTGGGCGCAAACCCCCAAAGAGAGGACTCCCGAAGGCTTCACCCGCTTCCTGTTCGTCGGAACCGACAGCAAAGGGCTCGTGCGGTACTTCGACTACGCGCTCGTGCCGGATCCCAAGGGGACGGGCGTTCGACTCAATATCTCGGAGTACCTGAGAGAAACCGCGCTCGCAACCCGGCGCATCCGAACGGGACTCGACCGCATGGCCAAGGGGCTTGACCCCGTTCCCGAAGCGAATGTGCTTGCTGTGCTCGCCTTGAACTAGGCGCTCTTGAGCAGGCCTTCGATCTTCTTGGTGTCCTTCTCCAGGCCCAGTGCCCAGTCGATGAGCAGCTCGAACGCGCCCTTGAGGTGATTCCATGCCTTGACGAGGACGGATGAGATTGCGTCGAGGAGACCCGCCGTCTTCACCTCGGTGTCGGGGATGTCCAGGCCCTGCTCGAACCGCTCCGTAGCCTTCTTCACGGCGTCGATGACCTGCTTCTTGTCCATCTCCTTGAGCGCCTGGTTCATCATGAACTGGAACTCCTTCTCGAACTCGATCGAGTAGTTCTCGACCTCGGGCTTCTTGTTCGCCGCGTCGAGCAACTCCTGCATCTTCGTCTGGGCCTTGGCCAACTGCGCGCTGAAGTCCTCCAGCTCCTTCTTGGCACCCGCGAGCCACTTCTGCTTCTGCGCGACACCCGCCTGGGACTTGGCCTTCGCCATGCCCTCGGTGTGCTTCGCGACGCGCTCCTGCGCATCCGCGATGTAGTCGTTCAGGGACTTGATGTCGATCTGCCACTCGGCGACGGACTTTCCAAGGGTCGAGATGAGGCCCTCGGAGAGGAGGCGCTGCTTGACCCACTCTTCGACCTGGTCACCCGGTCGGCAAGCCCACTTGCCCTCGCCACCTTCGCCGCCCATCGAGCCCTTCTGGAACTCCTTGGGGAGCGCGATACCGTTCTTAGCGCACTTGCTGCGCCAGTATTCCGTGGCTGCCCCGTACAGCTTGCCACGATTGCTCGGCGGGTGACTGCCGGTGAGAAGGTTGTCGATGACCGCCTTCCAGATGAGGAGTACCTTCGTGTCGAGATTGCCCTCATCGACCGCGTTCACGACCCCGAGCGGAGGCTGGAACCTGTCATCCGACAAGACGTTGCGGGAGAGAAAACGGCGGACGACGTTCTGTGCAAGGGGAGTGGCGTGGTGCATGGTTCTCAATCCTCGTCGAAACAGGGGGTATAGAAGGAAACTTCACGCCGGGTCAGCCGAGAGTCTCCGTTTCGTAGCAGCGAGCTAGGTACCGGAGGAAGACCTTGAAGAACCTGGGGTCGAGGCCGTTCCGTAGGAGCGCTTCAAGTCGGGCTGCCTCCCCCAAGTCATGGGGGCACGCATCTTCGTGCCGCCCCCGGTGGCCCCCGCAGACGGGACAAGGGATGTCCTCGGGCCGCGCCTGCTTGCTTGCCTTCCGACGCAGGATGGACTGGCCCCTCGGGTCAGGACGGTCCTGCCACTCCTTGCAAGAGTTCCTGTGCCGACGCATCTCGCCGTAAGTCTTGCTGATGGCGCCGCAGATGCAGGGGTGGATACGACGGGGCAGGGTGAAGTTCCACCGCCGCACTTGCGGCACGGAGATTCTCGTGCCGAGAGATGTACACCGCCTCATGAACTCTGCCTCACTGTGAGGCGAGAGTACAAGAAGACTATGGGCGGGAGAGCCTAGACCCGAGGAGGCTTCGACTGAGCCAAGAAGTCCTCGACACGAGAACGGATGTCCTGTGGATCGGCCTTCAAGTCATCCTCCCAGACGACAAGACAGGTCACGCCTACGGAGGCGTACCCGTCGATGAACTCCGCCTCACGCTCTTCTCGGGTCAGGTTCTTGTGCTTGGTGTGCCAGAACACACCGTTGACCTCCACCACGAGGTGGGTGCGCAAGTCCCCCAAAGGGACTCCAGCCTGGTAAGCTGCGTACTGCTCCTTGGTTAGCACCACGAAGTCCGGGTTCTTGTGACGCCCATTAGCCCACGTCACCCAGTAGGAGAAGTCCCCCGAGTAGACCACCCGCTCTGGGACGATGTCCCTGAAAGCTCTCTCCGGGGTCGTGATGCTCGGGATGGCCCCGTCACGAAAACGCTCCTTGAGCCGAGCGATGATGCGCTCCTTGACCGCAGGCACCTTCGAGATGTTGTCGACCCCGTAGACTTCGAGCAGGTGCTTCTTGCGAGCTTCGATGACATCAGGGTCAGAGAGATGGTGAACCCCACCATGGTTCGCTACGGAGGAGGCGTATGCGCGTTCTTGTACTTCTTTCACCCCGAAACAACTACGCACGGGTTGACGATATTTTTCGGACAGAGTAGCCGAAAGACGATCGCGAACCTCTTGTGACCCCATGGGGTGGTCGGTCCCGTAGTGCTCCTGCGAGGTGGCCTTGGACTTCTCGGCAAACGCCTCTGTCTCCAGAAAGTGATTCGCGCCGTAACGTTCCTGGTTCGTGGCTATCCGCTTGGCCATGACCTCGGGAGACTGGTTCGGGTTCTCAACTCCGAACTTCTCCAGGTTCGTCGCTCGAATCTTCTCCTGTACCTCGGGTGCAGCAAAGGGATTCGCGGTGCCATAACGCTCAATGTTCGTGACGATGCCCCGCTGACGAATCTCCTCGGAGTGATGGGTACATAGCTAGGCGGTGTCAACTGTAATTTGAGACCGAGATACGTAACCAGTATATGATCGCTATCACAAACCTACGAATTTTCGAGGAGACAAAACGCCCCGACCGCTGTTGTGCGAGAGTATCCCACATGTGAGTACGAAACTCTCTGGGCCAGGCACAGAAAGATCATACGTGTATTCAACCGGAGGAAGTAGCAGCACTGAGGCTACGGTAACCTCAGCAACGCTACCGCCGTCGACCGTGACAATCTTGTCCCCCCCGCGCAGCGAACCAGCTTCCAGTGGAAGGACTGCCTCATCAACTCGATGAAACAACGAGTGATCCAAAGTGGTGGTGACTGCCCGACCGTCATCAAGAACCGTACGTACCAACGACTTGTGGAATGTCGCGTGTTGAACAACTTTGTCAACGATATGAAGACCAACATCACCTGTAGAGGCCACGGCACAAACACGAAGCTGCCGAGCATCAAGGGGAACACGAATCTCAGGGCGATCCGTTACGAACAAGTCTTCGATGGCGATGTCCACTGCACTGTCATCTGGCAGAAACACCCGTACTTGGGTCGACCCAAGTACGGAAAACGGCCCGAAGGAGCTGCGGATCCCCGTACCGTAGCGAGGTTGCTGTAGGCCCTTTATTACATTCACACACGCCTTGGCCTTCTCCAACTGCTTGTCGAACGTCTCCGCCGTGCTCGCCGCTGCGGACTCGTACTTGCTCGACTTCTCCAGATCGAGCGAGACACCTCCCACACTGTAGGAGAACTCATCCGCCACCCAGTTCAACTGAAGTGCGTGCAGCGCGAACCACATACCTCCCGTGAGGAGCAGGGTCGTCCACTCGCGTCGATAGGACACCATCGAGTCGACGTTGGCAAAAGGCGTCCTTGGGGGAGACGCGATGATCTCGTTGAGCGAGTCCTGGATGTACTCGTTCAGCTCCTCGTCCTGCCAGATGTAGCCGAAGACCCGGTTGAACTGACTCACGGTCTCTTCGTGAGCCGGCGGCCTGAAGTGGTAGTTGCGGTCGGGCGAATTATGTGAACAAATCCGAGAGTTTACGAGAACGAGGTTGTGGTTGTCTTCTACCGTGAGGTCGTACATCCACTGTCGGGGAGCGGCCTGCTTAACAGACAGCAAACGGACCTGACTGAGCTGTTCTTTGACGACAGCAAGTACGTTGTCCCCCGCTATGAAACACTCAGCATCCAAAGCGTCACGAGGGTTCGGGGTTGTGTAGACTCGATGCCCTCCGGTGACTACCGACCTCCCATGTTCTGTCTGAAGTTCCCAGATAGTTTCTGGACGCACGTCGGCGCGATGCACTTTGAGCACCTGTCGCCATTCTAGGGAGCCCGTAGGGGAGACGGAATGCGTCCGCAGAAGGCCCGACTGAAAGGCGGTTCGCAGACGCTCTCGTTGAACATCTGAAATCATAACCCAAGCTCCTTTTCAGTCCAGACTGCAAACCCCCAAGACACGCGTCTAGCTTGCTCGGCAGCCACCATAAGACGAGCAATCTGTTTGTAGTTGTTACCAACCTTGGGGTGAGTCAAAACCCACACAGGTTTGACCTCTACAAGTTGAACAGACTGGTCTTCATAGGTCACTAGGAAGTCGGGATATATCCGTCGTCCTTCCGGCAATACTAGAGGAGGCTCGTACTCATAGGAGTGTACATCGGAGTTGCTCTCCAGCTTGATGACAGCCTGACGCTCGTATGTGCTACGAACCCGAAATCGGGAGCCCCTGTTGGAGCACTTGGTAGCTTCAACCTCACACCAAGTGCCGTACCCGCCGCACTTCCCGAACTTGGAATGGGGGTTCTCCAAGAGTGCGTAGAACTTGCCAGCCCCCCACTCATTCTTGAGGCGCTCCGACAACCATGGCTTCTTCTCGCCCTTCCTGGATGCTCCTACTCTGGCTGCATTCTCTTGGCGGTTCTTCTTCGAGGCTGGATTCCACGTAGCTTTAGTGCCCCGTTCAATAGCCCCCAACGAAAGACCCGTTACCTCGATCATGCGTGTCCACGACATACCAGAAAGGTGTAACTCCGTGATGATGTCCCGGCGTTTCTCACCCACCCATCGCTGATCCTTGGGCAGTCTCCCCTTGCGAGAAAACAGCCCCCACGTTACTCCGTGCTTCTCAAGCAGGGGTACCAAGTCACTGTGGAGGGTTGAGGTCATGGAGAGCCTCCCAAAGATATCCCATGGAGAGAACCATTTTCTCTCCGTCCACGTCAAGTTCGATGGTCTCCTCTTCTCCAACACAGTTGTCTCGGAGGAGAATCCTCAACCTTCGGATGCAATCCCTCTCGATCTCCGAGAACTCCGGCCCTGTGGGGAACACCACGGACTTGTTCGCGACGACGAACTCCTGGAGCACCTGCTGGACGGGCCCCCCGACCAGCTCACGGAACGTCCAGCGGACTCGGTAGTTCCCGAGGTTGGCGTCGAGCGGGATGATGACGCTTGCGTAGTATTCCCCGACGCTCGGGTTGGCAGGCTGGCGCCTCGGGGGACCGAGGAGAGCTTCCCTCCCGGTCGTGAAGTCGAAAAGGGCGTAGCTGATCTCGGCCGCGTTCACGGGAGTACCGTTCGACCCATCGAGGAAGATGTTGAGGTCTCCCTTGCCGAGCTGCTGCCCTCTGAAGAACGAGACGGCCACGGGCTACTCCTTGTGCGACTCGTAGCCCTGATTTTTCATCCACCAAGCAAGTGCGTACGGGTTCTCGATTTCGGGGGGCATCGCTTTGACGGTACCCTCCCAGCCAGGGGGTGACACGGCGACCTGAAGCTCACCCTCGTCCTTCTGCGAGTTCTCTTGGAGCGCGCAGTTGCAGGCAGCCTTGTATCGAGCGACAATCCGTTGAGCGAGAATCATGTTGCCCTCGATGTAGGCGCTTGTATCAAAAGACCCTCACAGCCAACCCTTGCGGCGGTTGCGACAGCAGACCTGCGGCGTACTGGACGTCACGGTGAAAGGCTCCTCAACCGTCTCCTCGGGCGTCCAGGACGACCTACGGAAGCGCCAGACGCAGATCCAGTCCCCTGGCTGCCCTAGCTCGCCTGCCGTCCCGGTCACGTAGTACCGGCCGACCTTCCCTTCGCGGAGGTCTGGCACGGGACGCCGGTCAGGAGGCCCCACGAGCATCCTCTGCCCCCCGCGCACGACCTGGTAGAACGAGTAGAGGACGGAGATGGGGGCGAAGGGGTTACCCGCTACGTCACTGACGCGGAGTTCGAGGCCACCTCGACCGAGGGTCTGGTTGTACGCGAACGTCTTGACGACGGGGCGGGGGCAGACAGGCCGGGGGACTCGGATGATCTCGTAGAAGGCCGAGAGGAACCCCTCCCCGTACGACGGAAGCGGGCCGCTCCAGAAGAGATCCCCGACCCCAAACACGACAGGGTCGAGCGAGATGACGCGCACAACCCTCTCCAAAGTGATGGTGACCAGGCCAGTAAACGTGCCGGAGAGGATGATATCCCCTACATAGATGAGGTTACCAGAGAGGAGGCTGCTCCCGTAGAAGACACCAGAAGTAGGAAGGGTCGTCGGGTTCGACGGGCCTGTGGGAACCCCAAATGCCTCTCCGCTAGGGATCCCAAGGAACCGTTCTCCAAAGAGGTAAGAATCAGTCATGATCCCTGCCCCATCGAATTCGAAGCTATGCGAACGCTCTCTTTCGAGAGTCCACTCACAGTAAGCCTCCGGCTTGACGGTTCAGGCGCGTTCTTCCGTCCCAGGGCACTGAGAGAAGCTTGAAATTGCTTCCAAGCCTCGTGTCGTGCTT